GTCGTTTCTCCTATGCAACCCAGACGGTACGAATTACTCCGTCTCCAGTTGTTCCGTCGATCCAGTAATCTTGGAGTCGATAGTTGTTCGCACCAAAGGCCAGTTGGTCTAAGTCAAAGAAGTTAGTTACTTGTCCTCCATTGGGAGGAGGCAAAGAGAACAGCACCCCAACCATTGTGCTCACGACCATACCCTTGACGCCGATGTAGATGAAACCTGTGTTAGCGTTAAGAGCTTCTACATAAACGCGACTCACGCGAACAGGCCAAATGCCCTGAGCCGCAACCGGAACCTCAGTTGTCGAAAACAGTAGCTGCGGAGTGCCCCCGGCAACGATGGTACGCTTACCGAATGGGCAGACTGGATTTTGTGCTAACGCCCCCATTATACGATACCTCCATCAATGATAGACACTCCCCGCTGATTAAGTTTTTGTATCTTGGCCCACAGGTCATCTAACTTATCAAAGGTGTGATCTGTGTAGTCAGACCCCGTGCCCCCAATTCCGGCACACGTCCCTCCATTTTCAGGAGACGCATTATCTTTTATTTCAACCATTTCCATAACTACCTCAGCTTGGTTACGTTTCACAACTAAATAAGGAAGTACCAACCTCAATAGATCGTATACACACGAACCCTCCATTGACCATTGGTAAATTTGTTTATGCGTGGGTCTTCTTATCTGGTTACGTGGACTGCAAATGTTTCCCCCAAACTTAACTGTCACCCATTCCAGTAACCCGCGATGAGTATTAGCTATGGCTAAAGTCGGAGTGCTGTTTGGACGTTTACCTTTACGATGGGATCGCCTACGCGCAGAGATACATCCCTCTCCGTCAATGATCCCAGCCATATAAGCAAGATCGATCGATGAGACGTTATACGTTTTTGGGGGATGTCTACGCTGCATAAGTCTATTCCTCCACTGGAGATACTATCACTGATTCTGCGTCATGTCCCCAAAAATCGACAGCGGCGTAAAGGCTGCTTGACTCTTCCACGGCTTCCCGTACAGAAACGACTGCCCTGCGATGATTTGGAATGGAGCGGCTGACTCGATTACTGTCGTCCACCTGCGTCCCTTTCTCGCGGCCAACATCAGGCGCACTCGCTGGAACCCACCACTGCCGTTAGTGACTGTATAAGTATCGGTAACTTGGTCATCAACAGTAACTGACACAGTTAAGTCAGCCGTCGAGATATGCCCCAGGATCGCATACCAGTTGACGCCTTCCTCCGGGAACACAAACTCAGTTGCATAGGAGTTTCGTTGATTGGTGAGTTCACTGACGGAAACCTGTGTCCATTCCCAATCAAACCCATAAAGAGTCAGCGGCGCGTCCCCACTTATTTGCAGCAGCAGATTTCGGCGAATGACTTGATCGAAATCGAGGATAGATTGTGCCCGGTTAGTGTTGGCTGCTAGTACTAAAGTATCCAGTATCTCGGACTCATTAGCGGCCTTGACTATTACAGTAGGCGCTCCACTGTAGTCCAGAATTCCATTGGCCCACTGTTTGTTGCTGCGAGGATCGCCGCCGTCAAATCTCTGTGTCCACGCTGCAACTGGGATAGCCGTACCGGCGTCAGTCGTTCCGCCACTTAGGTACAGCGAACCGTCGCTGCCGCCCATGAGGATGGTGTTCAAACCGCTGCCTTCCTCCAAATAGTGAGTCCTTATCTGCGGCGTGTACTCATAGGGGAACCAGCCCTTCAGCTTAATGTCGTACAGCAGAGTTTTGTAGTTACCGTCGGTGTCCCGATAGTCAAAGTAGAGTTCCGACTCACTGTAGCTAAGTCGCAGGTACTGAGGTAGGGTAAAATCAGGCGGCGTGAAGCCGTTAGTAATTACACCTGCCGACCCCTCATGCGGGAATATCGGATACAGAAACTCATCAGTAAGAGAGATTGACTCCGCTCCGGCTGTCAAGTAGATACCGTCGCGGCTGAGGTAGAACATGCCTTCATCACCAACACAAAGGGCGTCTCTACAAAACAGTCCACGGTTACCCGCCACTCTGGCTCCGCTGAATCGCAAGTCACCACTGACTTCCGTTGGTTGCAGAACGTAGAGACTCTCACTGCTGAACACGAATGCCTGTGAGCGGAAGACTGCGCCTTTGATGAGAGGTTCTGACGGAGTAGTTAGCTCCAATGACCCGAACTGACTATTAGCATCCGGGTTGCCACTTCGCGTCCAGAAGACTTTCCCCGGTTGATAACTACTGCCGCAGCCGAAGATGACTGGCTCAAAGAGTCCGCCGCCGAACGGCCCCCAGATGGCTGGGAGCTTTTGGGACATGAGTCGAGGAGTGGTGATAAACCATGTGACGTTGGACTGGGTGCCAGCGTTCTCATTCAGGGATAGTTTTGTGGTCGATGATGGCTGACTATAGAGAGTATACGGGACGTTGTTAATCGTCATCACAGTTCCCGCAGGCCAGAGAACGTTGAAGTTGTCGCCACTGACGCGAGTAACTTCAGTGCCCACGATGGAGCAGGTGCCGGACTTCGGTACATCTACGTCGAGAAACGGCTGGTAGTTATCAAAATCGAGTTGCCGGTTGCGGATCACAATGTCATCCGGGTAGATGTCCGTAAAGGTGGGAGCAGAATTGGGTACAGACATCACGTAGAACCACGGCGGTGAATTGTCACTGGTAATCAGCGCTCCGCCGGTGCGGTAGATATCGATGTAATCTACTTGTGGATCGGTCGAAGCTGTTACTGTGCCGTTGATTGCCTGCCGCTTAGCGTCAATCCCGTTTCGCATAGCGGGGGAGGGGTTGGACAGGGCGCCTGTCACCGACGAGCGATAGACGAAGCGGTAATTGTAAGGAGCGCCGACGCCGATGTCAGGGAGGTTGTTGGCCCCGTAGGTTCCACCAATCCACCAGGCATCGACATCCATCTGGACTGTTCCAGTTGTCTGAAGTTGAATGCGAATGGCAGCAACGTCATGAAGCCAGCGAGAGGTATCAGAACCGACTCGCTGTAAGTCACCGACCCTGAACCGCAGTTCTGTCCACTGGGACGCCCCCAAGGCTGTCTGATTAACCAGTGGGCCACCCCCACCGGGAGGAAGAGGATGGGTCTCGTTACCGAATTCATCTACCCAAGTAATTACGTGAGTCTTCAATCGGCTCTGAAAGTACCTCTCATCTTGAGGGACGTAGTTGGCTTGGAGTTTCCGCAAGAGCGCATCAGGTAACTGCTGATCGGTTCCGGTAGTATCAATAGTATTGCGTTGATCGACCCGTTGAAGGGCAGCCAGTGTAGTGATTGCCCCGGTCGTAGCGGGGGAAAGGTCATTGGCGCGGAAAGGTTTCCACAAATAGTTTTGCGTGAAGTCGTTGGTGTTTCGGTCAACGTCAAAGGCGATGCGGCCTTCAGTCAGTAGATCGACATTGTCCAGCTTGATTGAAATATGAATCACGTCGTCGTCGGTAATGGGACGACTGTTGACGACCGAGAGATCAAGTGCTCCGGTCAGTGTAATGTAACCGATGCCGACTGTAACTGAGGACTCAAGATTCTGACTGATGAGAGTCCCTGCCGCAGCGTGATTGTTAACGAAGTAGGCGCGGAAGCTACGGAGGCCGGTGACTGTGTTGGTAGCGACTTGAGTGTTGACGGTCGAGCAGCGAAAGCTGGGTAAGCCTCCCGGCCCCGGAGTGACTGAGAGAACGCGAACGTACTCGTCGGTGCCGCCGCCGGAGTTTAGTCGCAGCATGGAATCTCGCGCCAGTCCGTCAGTCGGTGCAGCGAGTTGGATCGTGCAGGGGCCGTTGGTGCCGGAGTCGTACTGAATTGAAGAGATCGTTGTGTTGGTCACTGCCTCTGAAACTGACTCAACCATCACCGTCTCAACTGTCCCATTCGTCACCAACAGCATCCCCGGCTGAAGCTGCTCATCAAGTAGGGCTGGTTGCACAGTAGCCCAGCCTGTGTTGCCTGTGTCCCAGACGATTGCCGTGATCGTAGTGGAGATTCTGGTAACAAGAGAGATTGCTCCCGCTGTTCCCCCATTGGCCCAAGCACCGACTGCCTCGAAGTCAGAGATGACTTGGTACGAGGTAGCTGCTGGCTGGGCATAGGCGGCAACAGTAGGGGGAGTAACACCGTGATTGTAGAACGTGCCGTCAACTCTGGCCTTGCCGCTCTTTAAAGAGTCGCTAACGTACAACCACGGCTCCGGTGACTCCTCAGGACGGACGGTGACGAACTGGAGAGGGTTGCCGCTGAAGCCGGTAGCGATAGCAGTATTGGAGCTTGAGAGATAGAGTCCGGTTCCCGCGCCGACGAAGCGGGCGAAGGTAGAAGTCAGGTACTTATTAAGGCGAGTGATTGAGTGAACCGCTGCCCCGAAGTTAGTAGCCGATACTGCCGTCATGCCGGGACGGGGGGACAAGGCTCCACGCGAGAATTGTCTCAGATTTTTGCAGTACGGTATTTCGTCCTCCGCCAGCAAATCCAAAGGCTTGCTTAAACAGATTCCGCGAACTGCCCACTTCTTTTCGTTACGCTGATACGGCATCGGATCGCAACCTTAATTGAGTCTCCTGCTGATTGGCCTTATCTACCATCGTCTCAAAGTAGATATTCTGTACGCCCATACGATTGTTGTAAGCCATCGCTGTCTTCACAAAAGCATCATACTGCGGCAGAGTGCTTTGGAACTCCACGCCGCCCTGTTTAAACACTGCCAGATGCTCAGCGTAGTCAATGATGGTGTCCAAATACTCCCTGCCAATGGGAACTGGATCGGTGTCATTCACTAGTTGCGGAGCGCGGCGAACGCAATCCAGCATGACGCTGTAGACGCCGTCCGCTACTGGAGCTACCGCTGCCAGATTACTACCGAGGAGTCCTACCTGCGAAGGGGCACCGGCTACCTGCCAGCCGGGGTTGAAGGTGTCGAAGTTAAAGACACTCTCCACTGAAACAGGGACGCCGTTGATGTAGGCAGTGAGGACAGTGGCGAACTGCTTGCCCACGAGGACGCCTTCTTTGAATCTCCCTTCAGCATACTCTGCTCTCAAACTGTCTTGCATCGGCCCCGGACTCCCTAACATATCAGACAGAACGCCCCAAAGAATGTACGGCATGAAATCATCGGGCAAACTACCGGATGAAATTGTTTGGAGGGTCAGTGTTCCGTTGGCCACTGGCGGCGGGGTTAGCTGAAGGGTAAGTAGCGGATCGGGGTAGATACTATAACTCTGGGGCGTCCCGGAATTCTGCGGCCACGAGGGGCTAAAGGCGAAGGAGGCGAAGTCGTCCTGCCGGAGTAGTTGAGTTACGTTGCCGTCAAGGTCTGTCCAGGCAGCGCGGCGGATGTCGATAACGGAATCGTCGGCAACCGTGATCCGCCCTTCGCCTGACGCGACGACTTGAGCGGTCGGTTGTGAGATTGCGATTCCTGTTTCCAACAGGAACTGGTTGCGGCGTTGGGTGACGCTGTTGTTAAAGTCGGTGAGAGAGAAGCCGTCAGTAAAGTCAACAGAGTTGTCTGGAGAGGGTTCGATGCAGAGGTACTTTGCTGCTTGGAGTAGTTGAGCAGAGGTAACTGTGTAACCTAAGAAAAGTTCCCCTGCGCCATTTTTCAAAGACGTAGTTAGATCGTAGAACGGCTGGTTGGCAACCGTAGCAAAGGTACCCCGGTCGCGGAAGATGCGAGAGATTGAGTTGAATTCCCGGAGAGCTTGATTCAGTAGCAAACTTTTTTCTACATCAGTCCAGTAGACAGACGCCGGATCGCTCAAGTGCTCTCCAAGCGCCGCCTTCAGATCGCCGAATGTAGAATACGCATACGGGGAAGCCACACGCTACCTCTTGGCAGGCTTGCCGGTGTAGGGGTCGCTCTCGCCGTGGGTAGAACTCTTGAGCGGATGCTTCTTCTCAATCGAACTCTTGCCCATCGGCGGGAACTTGGATTTCTCCATGTGAGTCTGGATTGGTTGCGAACCATGTGATTTGGATTTCTTTGTCATTGTGCCTCCTAAATAAAAATGGTCAGGACGGGATGACTCGAACATCCGACCCCTCGTTTCCAAAACGAGAACTCTACCAACTGAGCTACGTCCTGACAAATGGCGTGTCTCCGACTGAGTACGGAGTAGCGGGTGAGGTTCGACACCCACGAACTTCCGTTCCACGCCCAAAGACTGAGTAGGAAGTCAAATCCCTGTAAGCCCGAAGGCTCACACGTAAGCAGACGTTACCGTTCCGCTCCAACCTGCTCAGTCAGAACTTTACGCTACTTAGCAGTAAGCTGGTGACGTAAAGCGGGGTGTCACCGCGCCTCGGTCATCCCGCTTAGACCGAAGGTTTTAGAGCCGAAGCCCTGAACCTACAACATTCGTTACGCCGTTGCGTCCATCGTATCGCTGAATCGACTACGACGGGCTGCATCGTCCAGCGGCACCTTCACGCCGTCCTGCAAGACTTCTTTTGGCGAGTCATAATAAGCGCGACCTGCTCCACCACATTCCTTGCAGTTCTGCATGACGAGACGCGGCTTCTCCCCCTTCTCGAAGGTGTCAGCGATCATTGTGTTGCCGTCGCGGTCTTCCGCTGGCTTGTTGGATGTGCCGGTGCCTTTGCACTTACGACACGGCTGCATTGTCTTCGCTTTGAACATGAACTTCCTCCTCACTAACGATTGGTGACTCATCAACTACCGACGGTTCTGCGGTGACAGCAGTGACATCTCCCTGCGGCGGCTCTAGTTTCACTACCGGCACTCCAACTACCTCGCAGGTGATGTCTACCACAGTCCCGACGGGTAACTCTGCCTGCACCGGCACCGAGTACCTCAATACCGATTCGTGGATGCCGTCTGGTTTGTGCGAGCACTCAATGAAGAGTTCCCCGGCAAGTGATCCGTTGCGAACAACTGTTGCTCTCATTTCTGTTCCTCCTTAAAAGTAGTAACTCGATCCGTAAAGTCGTCCGAGTTCACTGAATGTTAGATGCCTCTGCAACCATGACGGCGAAGGCGCAAAGTTTCCACTGGGCTGCAAAATGCTGGCGCCGGTGACGTTGTCATCTCTCTTCACTGAGTTTTGAAGCTCAAAGTAATAATCCGCCTTGTAGTCGTTCTTCATCTCAGCCCAGCTAACTCGAACACCCGTAGTTTTAGCATATCTCGCGGCGTTTGTCTGCACAAATCTGGTGGCGTAGTAAAGTCCTCTGGCGGTAAGCAGGCCGTCCTCGAAGACTGACTCGTCTGTATCACTCACTAAATCCGCCCCGCGTTTCTTGAAGTAGGTAGTCAAGGACATCGCTGCTGTCGGCGCGGGCCACAGTTCGAAGAGATTTTGTGATTCTGTTCGAACCGGATCGACATTGGCCCCGAATGCTGGAATAGTCTGCGCCCGTTGCAGCATGAAGAAGCTGATGAACTGAGCAGGCCCGCCGATAGTATTTCGCTGCGGATCGATGATGTCTAACCATTGTCTTTTGCGGCCAGGTATCAGGTTCCAACTATCAACTGTGTCCACGACTGACACCCACCGCTGGAAATCCGTCGGAGAGGCGTAGTACGGGCGATAGAGGAGGTAAGTGACGCCGGAAGCGGTGGTGCCCGTGTAGGGACGGTCAAGGTAGACGGTGTCTGTGCTGTCGTAAGCGAGAATTTGGTACGGTTGGTCGGTGCCGATTTTTAGAGCGCGGCTGGTGATTGAAATGAAGGTGCCGAGAGCGTTCCAAGCGGCGGCGGCAGTAGTGTTGCCAGTGACTACTTGAGAGCCTTGAGTGACGGTGATAGTGCCGTCAGAGATCGAAGCGGGGATGTTGAGGGTGCCTTGGCCAGCGAGGAAGCTCCAGTTCCAGGCATCGTACACGTCCCGCTGAGCGCGGTTTATAAACCTCTTGGCTTGATCGACAGGGAGGTCGGGGTAGGTGCCGACCAACTCCATGAACAAATCTTTGAAAGCCACACGCTACCTTCTCCTACCTTGTCGCACTGAAGACCGCTTAGGTAAGCGTCCCCCTCCAGCAGAGGATTCACGCTGCAACCTCTCAGACAAATAACGAGGATCATATACTCGATCTCGCAATTCATCTTTCATTTCGCTATAGCGATCAGAGGTGCTATGTGGATATTTTTTAGGAGGCATTATCATCTTCTCCCACTTCGACCCTTGAACCGCTTAACTGACCTTGCGGCTGCTTTTGGATTGGTACTGCGATTGATTCTCATTAAGTCCCTCGACAAATTCCCAGCAATCTCCACACTATCGCAGAGAGGTTCGTACCAACAATCGCCTGCGTACCAGATAGGTAAGTCGCTGAGATGTCGTCACCGTCGGCCAGCGTACCAAAGTTGATCGTACCATTGGTTGAGTACAATCCGGTAATCGCCAAGTCCGCAGCATTCTTCGTCAGTTTCAAAATATCAGCTTCAGCGTTGTTGAGAGTCGGGCGATCCAGTCCCAGCTTGCTGCCGGGGCCGACTCCGTGCTGGAAGCCTGCTGGCTGCGCGGCTGACGGAGTGATGGAGGTGATCGTGTCAAATGGTTTGCTACCATATTTGATAGCGATGTTGCCGTTCGACATCGTAGTCAACTCGGTAACGGTGAACGAAATCGTTTCAGTCTGGGCCTGACCTCGAAAAGTTCCAACAATGACGTAGCTGGCTGCGTTGCCGTTGACGTTACCGCCGGTGGCGTCCTTGATCAGAATGCTAATGTTACGCGGGATGTCGGGCTGAACGGCAATCGTGAAGGCAGTAGTGTTGTCCGACGCTGCGAGAATGGAAATCAGAGCGCCATTAGTCGGAATCGTAATGTAACCACCAGCACCGGTAGCGTCGGTGTTGGCTGATCCTTTGATGTCACCTTCAGCATAGGTGTACTCAGCGACTGCACCGGAGCCTACAATTAGCTTCTGGTTGACGTTGTCATAGAAAGCACCGTAGTTGGCAGCAGCAGCATTGCCCCCGATCACGATTACTCCGTCGAGAGGTTTATTGCCAAAACCAAAGTTGCTGCCCTTGAGCGAGTAGCCTCCAGAGGGGTAGGAGGTATCGCCAGTGAAATCGCGGATAGCGATTCCGTGCATTCCCCAGACATCAATACCATCCCGAATGCGGGCCGAAGTTAGTGACATGATAACCCTTTCTCAGCGACGGACACTGTCCTAGTCAGTCGAAAGTTAGTACATAAACGGCAGTAGGTTCATGACGATTCGTTTGACGCCTCCATCAGTCGGAGTGTCGTACCACACTCCGAGTCCTGACTTCACCAAGAGCGCGGTGTTGATTGAACCGGCGTCGGCATAGGCGTCTACAGTTGATGCGGGGCCGGTCTGGAAGCTAGTCGCCCAGTTCCCAGCGGTCTTGTTGGTGATCGTGGATGCTCCTTTGATGTAGACAAGGCCCCCACCCATGTATAGCCACCAGTAGTTACCCTTCGTCCAACTGGCCGACAGAATAACTCCTGCGACTTGACCTTCGTTAGCAACGGTAATATCGGTAGTGACAATCTTCTTACCTGGTGTTGGATCACTCCAGAACGCCAGTTGTCCTGCTGCTGGAGCAAGCGTCGCTGTTGAGAGAAGTTGTACGTATCTATACCAGCCGCCGTAGAGCAACGGAATGGTCTTGGCCGTGTTGGTGTAGCCAGCCGCCTCAGCGTCACTGAGATACATGCAGGCACCCAGTTGGCCGAGAGCACCGGGAACAGTCGGCAGTCCGGTTTGTCCGGCTGCGGCAGAGCCAATAGCCGCGTCGCCTACGCCTTCGTTAAGGTTGCCGGTCACTCTAAGACCGCCTGCGTTGATACTGAACATCTGTGTTCTCCTCTTATTGTAGAACTATTCTACGCTCCAAAACCGAATAATTGACGATGCGCCCGCTCTTCTTCGATGATGAGATTGGCCGCGAGCAGCAACTGACCACTCAGCCGCGTGTTGTTGTTCTCCGCAATGAAGCCACGGAATTCGCCGCCGAACAGACCGTTGGTGACGTACCACTTGAGACGGCTCGTGGTGAACCAGCAGAAGACCTCACCGACGTTGATGGTAGTCGAGGTCGGCATGTTGCTGGTGCTGCCTACGGTCGCCGGACTCGTGAACGTTCCAGTCAGGAAGTTACCATAAGACGTTGACTGGCCGTACTTCAGTGACGGGAAGTAGTTGTCAACCAGAATGTGGGCCTCGTTGAAGCGCAGCGCCGGGAAGCCCCAGATTGGATCGGCTTCCTGAGCAAACCTCTGCTGCGGCTGCATCTTCTCTTTCATGTAGGCGAACAGCGCCTTGTTGGTGACGCCGAGATCAGGGAAGCTCATGCCCTGTGCGCCAAGAACGCAGTCTTGATAGGTCTCTTCCATCACCTGATAGGAAATAGGAGCAGTGGTGCCGTCAGAGTTGCCGCCGAAGTAGGGCACAGAGTTGATGAGAGTGTCGTTGGCGCGGCTACGGTTGCCGTAAGAAGTAAAGTAGCTGCCGTCCCAACCTGGGGTGACGCCGTCATTCAACGCTTCGATCCAGCCGTTAATTTCCTTCGGACGGTTGCCGACGATGCCAGTCGTGTTGGCTTGGCCGTGTAACGACATGGCAACCGCCATACGAGCGGATTGAGTCAGCACCGCTGCCTGCATCTGAATGTCCGCGAGATCGAGTACCGCCAGCGGCCCGCGATTGAAGACTTCACTGTCGATCAAGTCCAGCGTGATGTTCTCGTAGTAGAGCTTGATCGTGAAAATCTTCTCGTCGATGAAGTTGCGCTGCGTGGTGTCGAAGTCGTCACCCTTAGTGAATGCGCCGCCAGCAGTTCCTTGAAGCAGAAACTGGTTCTGAATCAAGCTGCCGCCGTTCCACGGTACTTGACAGTGATCCAGAATGTAACGCTGAAGCGGGGTGGCGAGAAAGTAGCTGTCGATGACGTGCTTTTCGACTAGCTTCAGTGTGCTCGCGGAGATGTCATCAAATTGCGTTGCTGAAAGTGGCACCTTTGGCCTCCTTGGTTATTACGCTGCGGCTTGTTTAGCAGCAATCGTTTCATCAAAAATCTTGGCAATCTCTGTGCGCCGTTGATCCCTGCTCTGGGCAGGTCGCACCGGCATTTCCTGAGTCGGCTTGCGGCTCTTGGCGATGTTCTGCCGCCACTCTTCCGTGTTGACGGGTTGGTCAAACGCTCGCGGGTTCTCCGCTATGATCTTGCTGCGGAGATTGCGTTCAATCTCGTCTGACTTGGATTTCTCCCAGTCCTCTCGTTCCTTCTGGGATGCGATCTTAGCGGTCTCTAGGTTACGCGCCTTCTGTCCAGCGAAGTCCAACTGCTCACGCATGTAGCTGAAGAGGTTGGTCTGGTCTTTGGGATTCCTCTTGCGGCGCTCCTGAACGGCGTTCGATGCCTCAGATACCAGGTCAGTGATAGAGCCTTCGTACTCCTTGCCGAACTCTCGTGCGTACTCACGCTCGAAGTCGCGGATTTGGGGAGCGAATGAGAAGAAACTGTTGGCAGCGGCGTTGTACTCGTCGCGCCCTACCACCTTGTCCTTGATGTCGTCGAAGCTGAATTCGTGCTTCTTCTCCGGCTCCTCACGCCGGGTTTGAACCTCTGTGAGTAACTCGTCAGCATTAACACCATACTCAGCAGCCATTTTACGGACTACAGCTTCCAGCGCTACTCCTCGACTAGAGGAATTCGCAGCAGCTTGTAAAGCCTGATTCAACCGCGCTTCGATGTCTGTGGTATGCGCTGCTGCTTGTTCGTCGTAGTAGTTACGGCCTTCTTCCCACTGCTGCTTCTCGGCCTCGAAGCGCCGACGTTCCTCAGCAGTCTGTTGGGTCTTTTTGGTGTAGTCGCTCTGGAACATAAAGGCTTGTTCCGCAGTCTCCGGGTCTTCCAGCAACTTCGTGTAAGCTGCCTTGGCGTCGTCGCTCTTGAACTTCAGCGTATCTACGTACGCTTGTACTTCAGGTGTTAGTGGCATGATTCTCTTTGGACTCCTTTGTCAGTTGGTCTGGTTAGACTCTTTCATTGGTTGGTCGTTACGCGCCCACGAGCGGCGTCTGCTGCGGCTGCTCTTGTTTCCCGGCCACCATCTTCAGTGACGCGGCAGTCAACGCCTTCGCTGCGGCTTGCAGTTCCTGCGCGGCTTCGGGATTCTTCTGAGCTAGTTGTCCAATTTGCATAATCAGTTGTCGCATAGCGGTGTTGTCAGCCATGCGGTCGGCGTTTGGATCGGCTGGCGGCGCGGGCTGTCCCCCACCATCAGGCATCGGTGCGTCATCCGGCATTACCGGCGGCGTCCCTTTCGTTTGCCGTGACGGTCGCCCATGTGCGTTTCGATTGGGCCAGCTTTCCTGGTGTGCTTACTTTTGCGAGCCATTACTTGCAGTCCTTTCGCTGGGTTTCCAAACATTCGTCCTCACTGTGATGGAGACTTACCGGCGTCGGGTAGAATTCATGACAATAAGTACACTGTTCTTGGTCTTCCATTGATTCTCTCCTGAGTAGGGGTTGGCAGGAGGCTAACAACCTCCTGCTCCCGTTTGTGGTACCCGTCAAGGGGATCGTCATCACTTGCGTGGCGATCTCAGACGGGAGCGATTACTTCCGACCGCGCTTGCGGCCTTTTCGGCCTTTCCTGCGAGCCATATTTTTGCCTCCTCCTTTCTTCCTGCCCACGACTGCGTTTGCTTGACGAATTGCAGAGCCTTCAGTAGCCCCTCGACTTAGTGCTGAATTCGCAACCGAACTCCACTGTCTTTGGGACTTTGCTGATTTAGCCTTCCGCGTATGTCGCTTTGCGTCGCGCCTAGTCCACGGCATTTCAATTTCAACCGTCGGCCCAAAAGAAAAAGCGCCAGCAGGACTCACTTAAGAATCCCACCGGCGCTAATCTCGCTACTCAGAAAACTACTAAGAAGAAGCGGTCAGTCGAGCCGACACTACAAACTCTTTACGCTAGTTTAGCAACGTTGTCAATAGCAAAGTTCTGCTGCGACAACTTTTCTTGCCGCTCCTGCACTTCAACCCAGACTGGATTGCCCGCCGGGTCGTAATGAATTATCAGTTGCCCGCCACGGAAGTTGCCGTTGACGTGAGCGCGAAGGATGTCTCTCGCTGCCCACTTTTGGTCGGGGGCGATGCGGCGTTTGTGAATTGTAATAACTGACGTTACGGAATGGTCGTCCATAGTTCTACTTACTTTCAGTTACTTGTTTACTTAGTTGCTCTATATGAACCTGTAACCACGTCCAACTATAATCATACTTGTCACACTTTTTCTGTATACGCTTAAGTAGGGCGATCAACTTACGCTTCTCTGTTTTGGTCATCACTTACTCTCCGCTACTTTCGTTCCATTGTGTGAAAGGTGCGGAGCCGTTTGTCCTGTAGGCTTGCGCCCTTCACGCTGCCCACCTTGCTGCTCTGCTGCTCCCTGCATCTTCGCCAACATCTCCTGCCACTTCACCCACTTGCTCAACATGTCAGGCGCATCAGGCGGCGGCGGCCCAATAGACCGCTCCATATCTTCAGCGAACGTCCACGGATCATAGGGGAAGGATTTGTCTCTCCAGAGTTGAAGTGAGAGCATTCGCCTAGTGATACTCGAAATCTGTGTGTAGCTGTTAGGAATAACTTTGAAACTAAAGTTACTCATGAAGACTTTCATGCGCTCGATGCGTGATGCGCGAGACGGCTTGTTCGGGTCTTCTCCCGGCAGGTGGCTGGGGACTAGGTTGCCGGGGTCGAAGTCAAAGTCTTCGATAGAGATGCCGTCTTCCCCCAACATGTGAAACCTACGGCCAGTCGTCATGTACTGGGCGATCATGTACATAAAGAACTCACCGATTTGAGAGACGGCGGTTTCCATGTTGCGGGCGATGTCGATGATGATGTTGGTGCTGGCTCCAATGACTTTATCGAGCGAGTCAGACTGCGGCATCTGCTTGAGCTTCATCAATTCATCTATCGCGGAAATCCCCATGAGGAAGTCCAGCCGCTTCTCATCCGCTTGAATCTCCGCATCCACGTTCCCCATTTCAAAGAATGATGGCGGCACCATTGGCTCAACTGGTTTGTCCACCATAGGGACTTTGATTGCACGGAAGCCAGGGATACGAGGGTTGGCTTTGTCGTCAAACTGATCTGACATGCGGCTGTCCAGTAGCAGGGCAGGATTCAACTTCGCCATCATTGCGTCGTCACGGGCACGCAGGCGGGCGTTGATCGATTCCTCCAAGCGCCAGGTATCACGTATGAGAGAGAACCCAAGGAAGTTCCACGGCCAGTCGTCAAGGCGAAACTGCACAATCGGAATCTTCCCATGCCAGAAGAACGAGGGGCCATCGTAGATGATGTCCGTAGGAGTCATCTGAATGAGGCGCAGGTTTGGATAGAGTTTGCAGTCGTCCTCAGTAGCTGGGCGAGTTTCTGGAACGAGGAGGGGGTCGCCGGTGACGAGGTTAAGAATACTGCCAGGTTGATCTTCTCGTGGCTTCTCTGTCATGCGTCCTGTAGGCAGGGGCTGGCCGACATAGGGGACGATGTAGCTAAAGTCATCCAGCGGCTTGTCTCCGTCGAAGCTGCCCATCTTGACGGGAGCATCGGAGTTGTTGATGGAGTCGTCCTTGATATAGAGATGCAGGATGTCCACGGTGGGGACGTTTAAACGTTCACCATTGTTACCTCTGTTCGGCCCCGCCGCCTTGTGGTAGGCGCTCATGTTGCTGGAGATGTCTACAGTGTTAGTGGGAGCTACCAGAGTAGAAGAACGACTGCGACTCGCTTGCAGATTGGGGAGCTTGTAAATCCGACGGGCCTTTTGCAGAGGGACTTCTACTACTACGATTCCAATCTCCGCGTTCTGAATCTCATTGTCCATCCCCTGCTGAAAGGGGATGTAGCTGGCGGCACCGAGGGCCGTTAACTTGGGCCACCCTTGTTCCCAAGTCATGTAGAGATAGCCAGTGCCTTCAGTGGCGGCGTATTGGAGAGCTTTACGAATGCTGCGATCAACTCTTTTCTCGAAGTACCACGCCTGCATGGTCTTGTTGAAGATATTCGCCTGCTGCTCGTACTGCTGTGGATCGTTGGGGACGTAGTTGCTGGTGGGGCGGAGGTTGCTCAAGGTGGCAACGATCTCTCGCACGTTGCGTTTGATTCGCGGGACACGGACGCGGCTTAATTTATCAGGGATGCCTTCAATAGAAGGATCGTAGGTTTCCATCGAGTAGATAAGATTCCGTCCCTTTTGCAGGTCGGGCCACGCCGGTTGAGACATGAGGAAACTAAGGCCACGATCCCTAACGGCGTTGCCCCACGAGAGAATCTCTTCGTCACCGGAGTCACGGGACGGGATTGAAAAATCAGCGCCGTCCTCAGAATATTTGTCTTTACTGAATCGAAAAGGGGATGCCATCAATAAACCTCAATCTCTACATCAGGAGGGATGTTATTTATCCACCACCATTCACCATGATGCTGATGCTTCTCATGAGGCTCTGTAACTAAAACTTTCGCCTCAACTGATAAAAGATAATGTACACCATCGTCTATGTAGCAATCACCCTCCTCTACAGGGTGCATTGCCGCGCACAACACGCGCCCGTCTTTGCGAACTCGTAGTGCCATAGGTTACTCGCGGTGATTGCCTGGGTCGAACCTCTTACTGTAACCACTGTCCAACTTCCCAAGAGCTGCCCGCGCAAAATCCCGACCCTGTTCACTAAGCTGCACGGTGCGGTCGCCTACTTGACCGATGCCCGTCCGAACCATGTCCTTCAAGTCTTCTCGAATGCGCTGGCGGGAGGGGCCGAAGACACGGTGCTCGGATTCCTGATTGTGACGGTGACGTTGATGGTCTTGGGCGTCCAGCTTCTTTGCTAATGCTCTTTCTCCAACCGCGCCTCGATACTCAACTCGAACCAGTCCTTGTTTCCGGGTAGCAGCCACAGTTTTCGGATGGTCTGGATTCCAAGGCACTGAAACACGCTTCCCGTCAGGAGTTTCGTAAGCGACGGTGACTGATTCCGAGTTCCGTCGAGTTACTTTACCGAAGTGGACGCACTCTGGATCGGGAGAGATTCTCATGACCGCTTTACAGTCTTTGCAATGTAGGTAGATCGAACGCATCGAGTTTGGATACTACTACGAAACTGTTAGTGACAACAACACAATTCTCAACCGTAGGGGTTGTAGCTGCCCGGATAACTTTTCTTTCCCGCCCCCTGCTCCTTCAACCACTGCGCTGTCAGTTGCGCCTGCGTCAACCCCTGAAGTTGCTTCTCACCTTTGGCCGTCATCCGTTTGCGCTGGTGTGAGAAGAACGTCCGGCCATCGGTAGTTATCTCATGAATGTAGCTGGAACAAAGAGCGAAGGCGCAGGACATGAGACGATCATCGTGACTCCCATAAGCTGCCCGGAGAGCTTGCCGTCCCTCGTCTCGCTCGAACGCCTGCATCTCCTGCACGAACCAAGGGGAACGAATTTTGAGCCAGCCGTCACGGATGCTGGAGACGAGAGTGTCCACAGCCATACTACGGGTGCGCACGTTAGTGAACCACCCGATTTTGTTTGATTGAGCATGGCGCTTATTGTCGTAATGCTCCCACGGATGGAAGTTCCACCAGCCGAGTTTTCGTATCTCGTGCTGCACTGTTTCACCGTTGCCGTTGCACTCAATGACGACGCGGTTCTGTTCCAGTTTGCCGTTCTGGGGGGTTGAGTACCACGTCGCTATCGCTAACACTATCGGCCACAAATCTCTACTATTAACATAGGGGCTGGCGAACTCGGCCACTTGCTCATCAAAGTCGTTGGGGTCGAAGGGGTTCTTCAATCGGAGCACCTGTACGATGCTGCGATCCTGTCCGACGCCGTCTGAGGTATCGACACCGAGAACGTATTTGATATTGGGTTGAGGCGGCTCCCAGACGTAGAGACGATCCATTGGGTCTTCGGCGTAGGAGCGGAATTTCAAGGGGAAGAGTTCGTAATCGAGCGGCGGTATGCTGTGATCCCAATAGGCGCGGACTGTTATGGGTGACTGCTTGCTGTCTGCATCTCTAGCGTCAGCTACTAATCTGTCGGAGACCGTGGCGCCGGTAATGGAGTAAACGGCAGCGGGCGGTTGGGACTTGGTTTCATCACGGAGTTCAGCTATCAGGTCGGCATCGAAGGCAGAGATGTTAGTGCTCTGGAACGACTCGTCCGGGTCGCTGGTGAACTCCTGTAGAAAAAGGTTGAGTTCCTTCTTGGCCTTGTAGGCTTCCCGCGTGCATTCCCACCACCACATCTTTTCACGGCTCAGTATCCAATCTTTGCCGAGGTGCTTGCGGAGTTCTGGGCGACTGGCGACATACAGTTCTGCTTTCTGTTTATGCGTCAGCGTCAGAGTAGCAGGTTCCCAGTTCTCAGGTACGGGGTTTCGTTTGAGTTCGGCAGCGGCTGGATAGAGGGTAGTTGCCACGAACCACGGAATGAAGACTGGATAGAAAAGAGTTCGCGGCCAACTGTTGACGGCGACGTTCCAGGTGTCGAACCAGTAGCCGCTGTTTCCCTCAGCAGTTGATTCGAGGACGATGAAGCGGTCGGGGGATTCGTGGAACGCGCCCATGAGAGAGGCGTCGATCAATTCTTCTGGGTTCTCGAAGCTGGCGACCTCACTCAGGTGGACGGTTGATGGAGTGGTGCCGCGTCCGATGCCGGTGAACTGACTGCCGTGTTGGATAGAGACGCCGGAGTTCATGCCACCGAATTCAATCAAGCTGCCCCGGCGATCCACTGTGCGAGACGGCATCATCCACCACGGCTGATTAGCCCAGCAGACTTCCATCATCTTCGACATCATCTCCGACTTGGTGGGATCGCTTGAGCCGACGATAGCGTTCACGTCGCGTTTAAACTGGATGCGATGGGCGACGGCCATTTCAGTGAGAGTCGAAATACCGTGCTGTCGAGCCTTGAGACAGATGACAGCAACCGCCAGCCCCATCTCCTCCAACATTCCCCACAGGTCGAGCATGATTTTCTGGGCGGCGTTGGGGTTGAAGAGGATGAGAGTGTCGGTGTCGGCGTCCTTGATAAAGACGTAACGTTGGAGCCAGTAGACGAAGTCAATTCTACACAGAGCTATCTCATTTTTGATGAAGGCTTTCTCGTCGGGCAGGAGTCCGTTGGGGCGCTTCTTAGGATCGAGGCTGCCGTCTTCAAGTAGGAGGTCGTTGAAGTGGTCTACGGCGACGCGGCAGGTTTTAACGGGATGGCGGACGAGAGTACGTTTGTAGTAGTTCTCGTAACGCTTGACGTTGGTTGCGATTACTTTTTTTGAGTACAACTACATCGACGACCTCATGCAGACTTCTCAACCGTCGTCTTTTGAGAAGGCGTACCAAGAAGGTCAAGACACTTATCTACAACTGCTTGACGAAGAGTTGCGTCCATTACGCCGTTTGACAAAGCATTCAGCAGTTGTACTGCTAAAGAAATTCGTTCGTATTCAGTCATGAGATACCTCCAACTATTTCCAACGCAGGTTTAATAATCTTCGAGCCTTCCATCTGCTGTACGATCTCATCACCAACCGGCATGATTGCGTAAGTGATTGGTGAAGGAGTCAAAGTAAAGATAAACCTCTGAGCACACTTCTGATTGGGGCAGCGAATTAGATGCTCATGTGCAACCGTAATGACTGAGCAGCGGAGAGTGTTCATTATTTCCGGTGGGTACATGGGGACACTCCACCTCTGTCCACACGGACATTGCATAGCGATCTTGTCAGTATTGTTGTTGGCGCTCATTTGAAGTTCTCCTGCAATACTACTTGTCTAAAAGAGTCAGTAGCATTTTCCAAGGTGCCACTGAGATCGCTAATGCCATCAGCAGCTTTCTTTTGTTCCTGCCACGTACCCGCGTTGCGGACAGTATCAGCGTAGTCGTTGATGAGGGAAAGGAGTTCTTCAACTGAAGCCCACTTCTCCCGAAGCTGCTCTGTGACCCAAAGTTTGTCCTCAAAGGTCATGCCGCTACAGTCTCCTCTTCAACTTCTTCTGCCTCGATGTAATCAGGCTCCCCTTCAGTAAGCTGATGATCCTCTCCAGCCAGCATATCTGAAAGGCTACGGGCCTCGTCCTCAAAGATTGGCAACCCTGCTGCTTGCTGATTGACTTGGTTCATATTGATGACGGTTCCCTTGGGTGCGATGTGGAAGCCTTCTTTCTGGAGAACGAAGTGCCGGTCGGTGACGCCGTCGGACTTGGCGGCCTCTATCATTCCGCGTTCTACTACTTTGGGCAATCTCTGCGCGACGACTTTAGTAGAAATAATGTGACTGAGTTTGAGAGCTTCGTCAGCAATAGGGAAACTCTCCTTCACTATCCGTGCCAGGAAGTCGGCGTGAGCGATCTTGTATTTGGTACAGAGGTCGCCAAGGTCAGCTTTGCGGTCGGCGTCAAGGTCACGAGCAATGGCTTTGAAGTCTTCATCGTCCAACGCAATCTGCCGCACGTAGGAGATAGCTATCTTCCTGCCGTCAGGGATATTCGCCAGCATGTACTCCAGGTTAGACACCACGTTGTCGGACTGCTTCTTCAATTCGTTCTCTTTCCTGCTCATCAAACAGTTTACGATCCGACTGATAGTAAGACTTCAATTCCTTGATGTCCACCTTTGGCTGGCGAATGATTTCCAGTTGCTCGCGGTGCAGGTCGTGGTAGTCGTTGACGAAGACCTCAGCCAATTTCACCAACGTCCTCAGGAGACTCGGAGGGATTACCAGGTTTATTTTCATGCGTCAGTACCTGCACAGTTAACTGCTCTACCGTATGAAACTTCTCCAACACTGCCGCCATCAGTCGCTGGTAATTGTCTTCACCAATACGCTCGTCATCAGAGATGTCTTCCAGTTCACGCAGCAAGTCAGCGGCGAGTTTGGTGTAGAGGAGAGTTTCACTCACGACATTAACTTCCTCTTATACTTACCACAGCGGCAGACGACAGAGAGAACACCGGCGACGTAGTCGAAGTAGTGTTTTAGTCCTTGACAGTTCATTTGTCCTCGTCACTCGGAGCGGAGTAGGCGGAGTTGTCCTCGTAGTCGTCCTTAATGTGCCGGTCAACCTGCCCATAAGGTTCTTGGCATACAACACAAGGGCACAACCAAAAGAACTCATGTGGCTCCGTTACCATGACTCCTGATGCCCCTCTTCCTCAACCGCCAGCCTGGTCGCCGCCTGCTGTGCTGCCACGATACAGGCTGGGCAAAGTGGCGCACATTCTGCATCACAACGAGAACACCGGCCACTGAGTAGCTGGAGAGCTTGACCGACGGCGTCTGAGATTAACTGTATCTGTTGCGAGTGAGTGCGAGACTTGAAACACCACTGCGTCGCGTCTATCTCCGCCTCCAGAGCGTTCAGGAGTTGCTGATAGATGGCAGAGAGCCTGAGGGTTTCAAATGTTGTGGTTGGCTTAGTCTTCATTGTTGTTAGTAGCAGCCACTGCTATTCAAGCTTGAACACCTCAGTCCTCTACTTCGACAGCGTTCTGTATCCATGGAACCGCTTCGGCTTCTTAGTCACCAAGGGCTTGTATCCGCGACGCCACATGCGCTGAAAGAAGTTTCGTTTCATTCGAGTCTAAACACCTTCAACTTCCCCGACGGCATCGACCGCGTAGCAATCTTCATTTTCAAACGATTCGCGAGAGTGTGCAGGTTGTTTACAGTGGACACCTTGGCCGGGTCAAGGAGTTTGTGTTTGCCCACGGCGATGCTTTTGAGTAGCTGCGACGTGCCTGCCTTCCGGGGCTTTAGTAGTTTAGTTTTGCTCATTCTGTGTCCTCAAATACCATCGTTGGAATTTCTGTGGTCTTCGGTCGAACTCGTGTACGCAAGAACCAGATGTACTCACCAAGACTGTCTACTGAGGCTCTAATTTCGGTGCCTACGGGCGAGGCTGTCTTGATGAATTGAAAGTCGTCCGGCGATACGAATACATCCGCAGGGTAGCCCAACTTCGTCAACTGTCGATCAAGTTCCTGAAATGTTGGACGGCCCATGAGTAGTTAGATACCACAGAGTTCTACTTGGTGTCAAGAGAAATCTGCCGTTGTTGGGAAGAAGCCACGAGCGATGAACGTCTCGCCAAGAATGAGTGGATTACTTCGAGTGTCTTGCCCGATGTAGTTGATGGCAACACCACAATTCGTAACTGACTTGGACTTTGCCCTCCTTGGTTTACGCTCAGTTCGGTTAAGGTGATCGATAACCGCGATACAGTCTTCCGCTGAATCAGTCGAAACCTCTAGACCTTTGTAATTAAACTTGTAAGCCATTAGCGGTAGCACTCCTTACAGAAGTTGTTCCGCCTGTGTCATCGCCTTAAGTGCGGCCTCACAGATTGCACGAGGTAACGACTCAGCTTCGGCGTTCCTGCTTGATGCCACCGTTCTCTTACAGAATGAGGCGTAAGGTGGTTTCCCTTCGTACAAGGTGCAAGCAAATGACCAACCTTGCTCACGCATCTTCTCGACTACTTCCATCGCTGCGGAGAAGTTCGTACTGTAGAAAGGGACGACCCGAAGGCATTTATCCGAGTAACCCTGAAACTTTCCGTAAACACCATTAGGAGCAGTCTTGCAAAATTCACAAGCAACTTCATGCGCGTCGATGACACGAACCGGTTCTTGCGTCGCCCACGGTGACTCAGGACTCCAAGTTGTAGCAACATCCCACCCGCCTTCAATGTATGTACAGGTATTGACGCCTACGACTTGAAAGCCCATTATTTTTTCAGCCACCTGCGCGTCCAATTCACGATCACTTGTCATTCCAAAACAGTAACACAAACTTCTACTTGCAGTCAAGTGCATTGTATGATATTTCTACTTGAGTAAAATGAACTGTGTTGTCTGTGGAATCAGTCACCTTTCACACGCACGCGCAATCGACCCCTCGGACAACTCGCGGCGACTACTACCTGGACTGAGAGGGCCAGCGCCGACTCCTCAAGTCACGCGAGAGGGCAGCGGCGGTAAGTGTTGTAGCGGTTGGGGTTGTGGGTGACGCCGACTGAATTGGGTGACACAGAACGGCGGCACGGGTCGAAATGGGACTACTGCGGTCAAGCCGTTTGCGGACAACGGTTGCGGCGGCTGGGTTCAGGTGACGGGTGAGGGAATGGGTCGGATTGACACGCCGCCGACACTCGACGCCGACTGAAGGGAACGGCGCTAACTTGTTGAGCGCGTTCAGGTTTCGTAATTCGCGGACTTGCGGCACGGCGCGTGCTCTGTTCGGGTCGCCGCTGAACTCGAATGCGGCACTGACAACCTAGCCAGCAATGGCACCCATGTAGGCATGACACCTACATCACGCTCTTTGAATCGCAGTCGCCAGCCACGTGCAAGTTACCTCTGGCCGGAGATGACAGCGAAACCGCAAGATGATTGTTAGAGACAAGTGGTCTTTGACAACTCAATCCCGTAGACGAAAGGCAAACACTATGCGCAACACACTCTTAGGTATTCTGTTAGTTCTGCTCGCTGTTAGCTTCTCAGGTTGCCAGCGAGCGCAAGGCACAGCGGCGAAGCAAGTAGTAGAAGTAGCAACGGCATCGCCGGAAGCGACTCCAAAGGCTGCACACTACTGCAACGCGCTCACGAAGAAAGGTACGCCATGCCAGCATCGGGTTAAGGCCGATGGCGACCGTTGCTTCATGCACCAGGGCAAACCACCGGCACCCGGTTACAAGTAAATCACCTAGGGATTGAGTTATCACAGACCACCCGCTCTTTGACAATCCGCTAATTGTGAGTGTCCTTAACTCGCTGGCTGTGTCCTGCGGCGACCAACAATGGCAACGAGCAACGAACGTTCAAGCAAGGCTGACTCATTCCACGCTACTACATTAACCTTGTGCACGGGAATAAGACGTACAGCTTACGCTTCTACAACGAACGCCGATTGCACACTAACTAGACCGTCGCAGCATTCAGCCAGCGCACCGAAAGGACACACAAACGATGCCAAAAGCACAAGCCAATAACACGCAAACAAACGGCGCAACTGAAGAAGCTCGCATTATGCTGGCTTCGGAACTCGCAAAACTGTTCAGCGAAAAGAAGCTCGCTGAGAGTATCGTGATCGTGATACCGGATACAGGCAAGGCGAAGTTTTCCGGCAGTCACGAGATCACTACGGGCAAGTCGGCAGGGAAGATGTCGAAGGCGACTTTCGTTGTCGCCGAATTGGGTTCTACATTCGCGGGTGTGCCGTCACCGTGGGTGCAAGGACAAGGGGATGTAGCTGACCTACCGATGAGCATTAAGTTGTCGGTAACTGCTACACCGCCGAATCGGGACGGCAAGACCATTGATGAGGCACTCAATCGCAAAGTAGAGACAAAGGGTCTCACGGCAGTCGCAGCTTAAATGCGATAACTAGGGCACTTACAGTAGCGGATTCTCAGAGCGCGGACTGCGCGGTGAGACACAGTTCGCAAATTCGCGGATTAGCGGCGGTCAACGGCGCGGGCTGGAATGGCCGCTGTTTTCGTTTCCAGGCGCTGTAGGCGGTTTGAACGGTCGAGTGAGTAGTTCGGGTCGGATTCGGGCCTGAACGCGACTCACGGGCGAATTGGCCGCTACGGGGAAGGATTCAGGTAACAGTTATGGCAGTTCTAATCACTGACGGATGTTGTGAGGACAACGATCAAGGTTGCATCTATTGCGCCGGACGTTGTACCAGGGACTCGGAAGTAACACTCTACAGGATCGACATGGATGATCTGACCGGGACGGCATTCTGCGGCGCATGCGCTGAGGATGCACTGGAATCAGGTTGCTTTCGTTCCTGCTAGTCAAAGTTTGCAGAGAGGATCGATCTGGGGGAAACGCTTTCAACGCCGCGAATCTTAAACGAATCGGCTTAGTAGAACGCCCCAGACTAAACAAATTATGCTAACTAGGGTTATCGCCGCTATCTATCGTATCAGTCCACGTCGCGTCAGGATCGCGTCTAATCGGCGCAGGTTGAGAGCGTGGATCGCGGATGATGGCGCTTTGGTGCTGCTGGTTAAGAGAGGATCGTAATGTCGCTAAATAGAACAGAGTTCTATCCGGTAATGGACGTTATCCCCCTCGATCAGCGCGAAGCTCTTGGATTATCCAACGATGCTTTCCCTCTACCGAGCCTAGGGATCGGAGTCAAGGGCGTCAGTGCACAATGGACAGGTGAAAAGCGTTGTCCACGCAGGGGTGAATGGTTTCTGTCAGGAGCGGTTATCGAAGCGTATTGTGCACCTAACGATCTGACAAGTTCGTACCACATAGCGCGATTAGTTAAGACCAAGACGGTTATCAAAACTGTAGAGGACTAATTCTCATGCCACACGCCGCACCGATCATCGTAGAGACAACCGCTAACGCCTCAGTCCCAGAAGGACACCGTAGTAAGTGTCGATCCTGCGGAGCGGTCGATAACATCAAACTCGTCGGCAGCCGTAAGCTCAAGAGATGCGGCTACTGCGGGTCAACCCTTGCTCTTCGTCGCTCTCCCAGGCAACCCAAAGTGGTCAGTTACGTTGTCTGTAAACAACTCAATGGCGAAGACTGGGGAGAGAGTAGCCATCCTGATCTGTCGGCTGCGGAAATGGACGCTATTAGCTTTGTGGAACGCGGGCCGGTGGGGAGAGTTAGGATTGCCCAGGTAGTAGAGTTACTCGATGGAGATCGCACAGGGAACGTCAGGACGCTGCGGTATGATAACTTTCGAGCGAGACGATCCGTCAGTAAGTGGATAAGTGGCTGTGAGAGTTGCAAGGGAAAGGGTCTGATACGGGTACTGTTTCGTCCTGCCTTTGGAGACGTTAAGGCGGTATTCAGACTCGTTCCTTGTAGCTCCTGTAGGGCGTTGGGGGGAGAGTTGACGAAGAAGGTGCTGTTCAATAGAAAGATACGTTAAAGAGGTTGAATGGAGATCATCAGCGTGTGTGCTACCGTGCGTGACGGGGTTAAGATGCAGACTTCGTAGCACTAAGTCAGTATTCAATATATCCCGATGATCTCCACTGAACCTCCATTATCAAATAACTACAGTGGTAGATCGAAACGGAAGATCACTTAAATGGAGTCCGGCGTCTCTCGTGAGGGCCAGAGACATAAAACTCCAGCCACTACTTCTTTTTAGTTATGATTATCGAGAGCTTGAGAGCGTTAAGTCTCTAGGGGCGTTTAGCTACAAAGGCGAGTCGCTAGTTAATCTCAAGCTCGTGATAATCATAACTTTTAGGATCGTTGATTGAGTAGGAAGTAGTACGACAATACATCTCAAGCTGTTAAATCAGTAAGCCTCCGGGTTGCACTGTATTGTGCTGTAAGGGGAAACAGGCTAAACGAGCGTACCTACTACTTCCTACTGAGTCAATAGAATCGTTGAGGAATTGAGTTGAGGTCAGAACAGGACGTTCCTTAATAGCAAGAATGTCTCTGTGAGGCGTGTGGCTAACACCTCTCTGGCCTCTACTGAATTTCTCGCTGCTACTAACTACTACAGAGAGGAGGAAACTACATTGACTAATGAACAGTTGCAGAAGGTCGTTGACGCAGAGAACAAACGTCTCAACGAAGAGAGCGAAGCCGTGGCCCTGTCCAAGATTCGCAATCTGAGATCGCTGATCGAGTCACGCGACAACCTGAACAAACGCATCGACGAAGTGCAAAAGAGCATCGTCGAACTGCCGTTTGACTCAGTGACGCTCGAAGACGTTGTCAACGGCCATGCGCCCAAAGCGTAAGGCTTCCCTTGAAAGACTCTTGACCGAAAGGAGGTACTAAGAAGTTGCCAGTAACAGGAAGGACAGTACGCGACGCTATTGACGATGGCATGGCTGCCGCTGGGATCGAAGAGTCTCCGACCGTGAAGTTGGAATACGAGGGAGGCATCATCACCAACATCACCAGTGACAACAATCCAGCGTTAGCTTGGCCCGCAGAAGGCATTCAGTCTCTCAGCTTCATCTCGGGAGCAGAGGCCGGATAGAAACAAAAACAACTTACCCTTGACGCAGGCTGCGGGGAGACTCGTGGCCTGCCTTTTTACTTAAACGATTCTTTGATCACTTAGGTAAGGAGATTGATCATTATGCAAGTAACCACTACACCGCAACTGACTGTGGAAGAGAAGAAGCAACTGCATGACTGGCTGCTCAAGGCGCTGGTGGCAGAGGAGTATTGCTGTAGGACTGACACTGTCTACTACATCCTGCCTAAGTTAGTGCTGTGGAGAGACGGGACTCTAAAGTTACTGGCTCAAAACAATTATTGGGCTATTCAAGACCCCAAAATCTACATCGGCTACGAGTCACCCAGAGAGGTTGCCGCTAAGGACCGCCTGCTGGTGCTGCTAGCACTGACGCAGTTTGTAGAACGGACGCCGAAGTTAGAGCAGACGATAACTAAGGCGCTGCTCAGTTATCTCTCAGGCGAAGCTACTACCTTGAACAAAGCCGCATTGATTGAAGCTCCAGTAGCAATGGAGGGAGTGGCCTTCAGTGAGGACAAAGTAGCAATGCTGCTGGCTGGAGAGTGGATGACGGCTGCGGGTGAGACGGTAGATGTCTCTGGTTGGCAGGTGTATGCGAATCAGTTACCGCTGATTGAGGCTGCAATCGAGGCTGATGCTCAATTCTAGGGGCTTATTGTGTCAAACGTAGATATAGTCCGCGCCGTCACCGCTGAATTAACTACCCGCACCAAGTCCCAAGTCACTGGCTGGCGTTGGGCCGAGGGTGTAGTGGTGTTCCCGGACATCCGTTGCCCCTACTGTAAGCAGGGAGTGAGGTCTCCGGCGATTTGGAAGCATAACGACACTAACTTGATCGGCCAAGTAGTACCGCAGGCGGGAGTGACGCCGGAGTTAGCTGCCCCTAAGCACGCTCATGTAATTACAGCGGCAGGCGGTATCTGTTTAGGTCACGCTAAGACTGCTTACCAAGCGTTGTTTGGAGCGCTCAACGGAACTGCTGCCTACAAGGGCATGGTAGCGCCGTTTCTTGATAGTCCACTCATGGGGCATCACCATTGCGAAGAGATGGACGGAGTGCGAGAGAATACCTTCACCTGCTACGGCTGTGAAGAGGAGTTTGATGAGGATGACGCCTGCTTCTACAACGACGAGAGATACTGTGACGCCTGCTTCAACGAGAGAGCTTTCTCCTGTTACAACTGCGGTGATTCTGAGTCGATTGACGAGAGGCAAATCGGCAGTGACGACTACGACTACTGCTACCGTTGCTGGGAACAACAGTTCTTCAAGTGCGAGAAATGCAATGAGGTAGGCAGACAAGGGGACAGCTTCGGCACTCCAGAGGGTGAGTGTTGTGAGGACTGCTACTCTGACAACTACTTTGGCTGCGATAACTGTGGAGAGACTACTGCCGATGACGACCGAGCGGACTACGACGATAGGCCTCTTTGTCAGACGTGCTTTGACAACAATTTTACTAAGTGTGAAGACTGTGACGAAGTCTACAAGAATGCTGATGGACACGACTGTGCAGAAGCCAAGGCGGACGATTACGCTGAAGACACTCTGAATGAGGCCGATGAGTTAGTCCGTTTGGCTATAGAGAACCTGCCAAAAGGTACTACTAAGGCAAAGCGGGAGCTACTGGCACGTGTCAGGGGCCATCTGTACCGAAGATACTTGGACGCGTAGGAGATTGAAATGAAGCTGCATGTTGTAGGAAGCGGAGGGGTGGGGTTCTGGCTGGTGCCTGCGTTACTGCGTGCCGGTCACGAACTCACTCTTTATGATGATGATGATTTTCAAGGGGGCAGCGGCCATCTGCGACTGCCCAAAGTAGGCGATCCCACTACCAAGAAAGTCACCTTTGCGCGTGGTTTCTGTCTCGCTGTAATGGGAGATATGGGACTGACGCCGGTGCCGCAGAAGTTTACCGGAGACGAAGTAGCTGCCGGAGACTTAGTGGTTGACTGCTCTGACATGCCGCTGACTGCGCGAAAGGTTATCTGGGCGCGGGCGAGGGAACTTGATGCGAGGTGCATTCGCGTTAGCTACGACGGCAAAGACAACACGGTAGTAGTGGCTGAGGGGCTGCCGCTGGCTGGGCGTAAGGGAGGCGGCTACGGACAAATTCCTTCGTTGGCGCTTTCTCTGGTCGCCGGGGGCATCGGAGCAACTGCGGTGATGAAGATTCTCAGTGGATGGACTGAACACATTGATTTCAGGGTGTCGCTGGGAGATCACTTTCCAGAGACAGTTGTAGAAGTAGTTGAACCAGAGAGAGAGAAACCTAAGCGGAAACGAAAGGTAACTAATGGCGTACACCCGTAAACATCCTATTGCCCACGACTGTCCGCATACTCGCAAGAGCAACGGCGTCATCTTGCTGTCACAAGAGATGGTCGCTGCTCTCTCAGGCGCAGTTCGCGACCCTGATGAGTGGGCCATCGTGCTCCAGGGAACCAAGAGTGACGATGGCTATGAGATAACTGTTACTGACTATCGCTTACCTGAGCAAGAGCGCACTGGCGGCCATGTAGACCTCAGTAAAGACTCAGTACAGACCCCTTTCTCTAACCCTAAAGGCAACGATGTAGCTGTGCTGCATTCTCACTGCGACTTCGGTGCAAGGTTCTCTTCACTAGATGTTGATAAACTGAATACTCGTTACCCAGCCTCCATTGTGGTCTCTCAGAGCAAGACCGCCTTATTAGGATTCGACTACCAAGCAGTCGGGAAAGTCACCCTGCCCTGCGGCGGCAAGGGGGAGATTGACTTTTACATCCAACCTGTAGGAGGGCCGCAGTTGGCGACTATACAGAGAGTTACTCATGACGAGGAGAACTTGGGTGACTGCATTCGCTTCCAGAACGTCGCTGAAGGCCCCTGGCAGGTGCAGTGGAAGGGTGACTGCGGACTGGTTGAGCCAAAGGTGGCCCCCCGACCCGCAGCCTTTGGAGTCAGTAACGACCTCTTGAACGTAGTAGCTAAGTTACCGAGGGAGATGAAGGACATCAGGCAGCACAACATTGGCTTCACTCAGCGCCGAGAAGCAGTCGGCTGGGTGTGTCCTACTGACGGGATGCAGTTGTATTGGTCAACGATCAAGAACGGTGAAATGTACTGCGACAAGTGCAACAGCTACTTTACAGTGCCGGGGGAGGTTAAGAAGGAAGAAGTAGTTAACATCAGCGATATGGTTTATTGTGAGTCTTGTGAGGACTGGGTTGCTGACGGCGTTAACTGCTGCAAGGTTTGTGAGGCTGGTTACTGCGCCTCCTGTACTACCTACCACGACGGCAGTTGCTTTGGTGGGCCGCAGGGGACATTGGCAGAGTTGGTGGGGGTCTGAGTTGATTTTCTTATTCTGTTACGCAGTGCTGATCGTTCTAGTAATCATTGTGCCTCGTATTGGGAGGAAGAATTAAATGAAGCATACAGCTACACCTTGGAAATTGCGTAAACATGAGAGCCTGCCCGCTTTCATTGAAGGGCCGAAGTCACCTACGATGCCTTACGCTCTGGAAGTCATGGGTGACGATTACACGGGCTACGGAGATGAGGAGCAACGTGAGGCCGACGCTGCTTTTATCGTGCAGGCAGTCAATGCACATGACGCCTTGGTCGAAGCACTACGCTCTGCTGATAGACTGATTAAGAAAGTGCTACCAAAGTTTAACTGGGGTGAATCGGCACTGGATGCAAACGCAATCTCGCTGCTCAATGAAGTTCCCGCTAAGGTCACTACCGCGCTCAAACGCGCAGAAGGGTAGTAGGAGTCGCCTCCAGCCATAAACTCCAGCCACAGAGGCTCCTGTGACCTCTCAGACCTTAATCACCGGCTTCCTTGGTATCAAGTGAGCGGATGGGCCAGCGTCAGGCAGGGACTCTAGTTCTCTGCGAGACAGAAACTCCCGGCAACAAATGCGATACGGCTTCACCTTCCCCTTCTCTGCAAGCCAATATACGCTGGAATGGAAGGCATAACCCTTGAGTTCTTTGGCGTGGCGGACACAAAGTAATTGCTCTACGTCCGTTCTGGATATAATATCTGCCACACGCAAAACGTCCTCAACTGCTTGGAGACGTTCCTTGGTGGAGAGAGTAGTAGTTCTACGGATCGCAGTCACCAACTGTTTCAACTTTTTCTCGTCAATCGCGGCAGCGTTGTGAAAGACCTTCTTAGACATGGAAAACAATTCTAACACAAGAGTAGTACAACTGGGTGATCTACTTAATCAAGAGCAGCTTGACGTTGTTTTTGACCTCATCACCCGCATCCGCGCCGGTAGCTGCCAGCCAGAGACGCTGAAGAACTATCTGCGGACGCAGGAGGCTGAGTTGCTGGCGAAGGAAGTGCTGCCGGATTATCTCTATTACTCCATCATCTACAACGCTGGTATCTACTAACATGGGCATCAAGCAACTTCTCGGTCTTCAATGCAAGCACCGTAATCTCTCTATCCCTGTCAACAGACATCGGCATTGCCTGGACTGTGGCGAAGAGAGATTTGTCTTTGATTCTTTCGATCTAACCGATGAGGATCGTAAAGAAGTCAGTCACCATCAGCTACAAGAACGATCCATCAATAGGATCAGTAAACAACTACTACGCTGGAGAAAGAGATCATGAAACACGTTATCGTCACCGGCGAGTTCCGCAACCTGGTGCCTGCTCATCGGAGATTTATCAGCAAGCAAGGAACCGGCAGCCACGTCACCGTCGCTATCAGCCGAGCTATCGACGCCATCTTTCGAGATGAGAGATTGAAGCACAAGCGGGCGACGTACCCGATGGTGTTTACGGTGCTGGAAGTAGAGGAAAATAAGTAACCTGTCCTTCTTTTCTGCCATCAACTGACGCGACTGCCCACTCTTAAGAGTGTGTGGCATGTCAGCAGTCAGAGAGTTCACATGACAACTTCAAATGTCACATCGTTGTCAGTCGTGTCAGTCGGCTTGTTAGTTTGTGGTTTTACAAGACTTATGACCGTTCCAGATTTGGCAGACGTTTTGCAGGCGAGCTTTCTCCCCTTGTCTGTCAGACGATATGGATCGCCCTTACTGTCATGGGTCAATGTCAGTTCGCGCTTTAGGTGTGACAACAGGCGGTAAATGTTGCGTTCAGAGATGTTGAGAGCGTTTATGATCTGTCCAGCCTTGGCACCGGACGTTTCAAAAACATCGAGAGACAAAAACTCCAGAATCTGTACTTCGGTAGCAGACAGTTTCGACGTATCAAGACTGTTGTTAGGAATGAGCACCCCGGATAGATCAACCGGCAAGAACTTCATTTCTTCAGTGACCCACGGTTCGTCGTCCTTCAGCTTGGAACAGCTTACTCTGATTACGTTGTCACCGTTGGCAGCCAACTCGATCATAGCATCAGCAGCGCCGCGTATTGCGCCAGAGCCGCGCTCGCCACGATCAGCCCTGTTGGTGTGGTGAATCCACGCAATAGCTGAATTGAGACTTCGTTGAATTAGTGCTGAGTTGCGTACAGCAAGACCCATATCTTTTGCGGAGTTCTCATCGCCGCCTGGAATACAACGGGCCAAAGTATCAAAGACCATGAGTACGGGTTTTTTTGGTTGAGAGACTTCGATGAGTTGCTTGACGCGAGCAGGATCAAGTAGATTTACTTCTTCACAGATGAAGTAGAGTTGACCTACTGATTGATCATTGTGGACGCACCACGCAGAGACTCGTTTGAATAGTCCGCCTGCTCCCTCAGCAGCTACATAAATCACAGGAGCCGTCTGTGCTATAGACAGGGCCGCATCAAGCGTATAAAACGATTTGAAAGCACCAGACGCTCCAAAGACGACGTTGAGGCCGCGTGCAATGAGGCGGGTATCTCCCAGAATTTCTGTTGGAGGCAAATTGGCAAGATCAGTCGCGGGAACTAATTTGATTGACACAAGGGACTCCTAGTTATTTGAAGAAGACTGCGCTTTCCAGAATAGTACCATGTCAGCTTTGAGGGACAGACTGCCATCTATCTCCATAGTGAAGCCGGACTGTACTGCGGCACCGTCTGTTTCTTGAAGAACTACTGCGAGAGCGTTAAGTAACCCAATAGCCATTTCTGCAACTACCTGCTGTGGGCTGCCTTCCTTCCACTCATTCCATTTGAGGTTAGGCGGCTTTCCGTTTTCCATTGGTGAACCCTTTAGCTACGTCAGAGATGTCAAGATCGTACAGCCAGCACAACTTAGCAAGTATTACTGACCCAGGCTTGCGTTTGCCTGTTTCGATTTGCCACAGATGTTGTCGTGAAATGCCTATGGCTTCTGCTACTGCGGTCACAGATCGACTACCGCGAGCGTCCCGCAACTTGGTCGAGTTGATGGTGTTTTCCATACCGAGAGACAGTAACTCAGGTAACGGATTACGTCAAGGGTTATTTTCTCCGCTGGTGTAATCAAAAGTTTACTTTTCACTTGACAACTTTGCGGACTGGCGGTATGCTGTACATCACAGAACGATGCCTAAATCCAAGTTCTCATTTCCATCAACCGCAGGTAGGGGATTCGACCCTTGGTACCCGAATGCGTCGCCATATAACGCCCCTGTGTTTGGATTTGACGATTACCCAGCAACCTTAGACGGCGCCTACTTGGGCACTCCTCCTGTCACCACCACCATCCGCATCACCGACACTCAAATTGAAATCACGGGTAACTGGAGCAATCTTGAAGCGTTATATGCAATCAAATGTGTCGAACAACGCAGCGGCCAGCGGGCGTTGTGGACAGGAGAGCATTATACGTTCCCGGTAGCGGCGCTGCCTGTGGTTGAGGACGTGTTTAAACACCGGATGGAGAATCCAGTCACTTGGATTGGAGATGCAGTTACCAGAGATACGACGCAGACGACGGCTGTCTTTCTCGAATACTGCGGCAACTGTCGCAGCAGGCAGAGTAAGCAGCAGCAGCGAATGGGATGTAAAGCCTGTTTTGGAACAGGGTTGCAACGGGGTCACACGGGACGGAACTGTCCTATCTGTCAAGGAAACGGTGCCATCGCAGGCTTCCCCGATGTAGAACCTTATGCAAGCGGCTGGTGGAACGGTGGCTGGAACATCCGCTTCCCTGAAAAAGTCCTGCGGGCATATTTTGGTGAGCCGGAGGTCAAATTCAACGGCAACTTCTACGAGGCGCTGTTGGGAGCGGGGGACATCAACAAGAAGTACAAACAACTCGCTCGGCAGTACCATCCGGATGTCTACAGTAAAGGATCACAGATGTTCCTGAAGCTACGGGAGGCGTATGACGTACTGCGTGACCCTCAGCGGCGGAAGCGGTACGAAGCCGGGTTGAAGTTTCAGTTGTTGACTGCTCAAGTGCAGAACGATGTAGTATTCGAGGTGCCGAGGAAATGCGGAGACTTGTTGGTGAAGGGGCAGTATGAAGATAAAGGGTACAAGCAGACTGCTCTTTATGGTTCCGTAAGTCGAAATGTCATCGAGGACGGAAGGCTCTTAGTCGTCTCTGAAATCATCAACTGGAACGACCGCATCGACTCTCAAGGAAGAATTATGACTTCTACTTGGAATCCTGACGCGAGATTCAGTTCACGCAACGGCTTTAGCGGAGAAGTCCCTTTCACAATCACGTGGGAGCAGCCGCCGGTGGAGTTTGTAATCAATGTCTGATGAAGAGTACAGAGAATTCCAAGCCTTGCGTGAGTGGAAAGAATCAGCGGCCAAAATGTTGGATCGCTACACGGCGGCTGTAGACGAAACTTTTGAAATGCAGCCTGGAGAGTCGCGTATAGAAACACTAGAGAATGCTTTGGCTAAACTCAGAAGAATGCCGAGGATTAAATGTCTAACCAGCTAACTGTTAAAGGATCACTCACAGAGACACAAAAGCAGCGGAATCTTTCGTTCGCGGAAGCTTTTCTCACGGTAGAGGCGATCTTAGTCGTAGACGTAAGCGGCTCCATGATTACGCAGGACGTTAATGCTGAAGACGGCGTCAAGAGCAGGTTTAGCGAGGCTAATCGTCAACTGAAGAAACTCCAAGCACGTATGCCTGGTAAGCTGGCCGTGGTCGAGTTCTCAGACGATGTAGTTTTCTGTCCCGATGGGCAGCTAACCGGCGTCAAGGGCGGGACTGATTTATTGGGGGCGTTGCAGTTTGTGTCTCCGGCAGCAGGTTGTGGGATCAAGTTCATTATTGTGAGTGATGGGCTGCCTGACAGTCCAGAAGAAACTCTGCAATACGCCGGACAGCTACATGAGCAACTGAACTGTATTCATATTGGGAAAGACGCCAGAGGTAAAGTCTTCATGGATCGACTTGCTAAAGCATCTGGCGGCAAGTCACTAGAGTCAGAGGTGCAGCTACTTTCTGACAACATAGTGAGATTACTTACGGCATGAAACGACCACAGCTACCGACAACCAAGTGCGAACGTTGCAGTGGCTTGGGGACGATCCCCGCTATCGGCACCGGCGCCGTCCTCAAGCAGGAACGTGAGGAGAAAGGTGTGCCAAGAACCAGCAAGGAGAATGAGAAGCTGGGACTCTGCTACCACTTTGGCTTTAAGGCGTCGTATGTCTTCGACTTGGAGAACGACAGGCGGGACTGGTCACAGGAGTTGGTGCAGAAGTACAGGGACGCCATGCAGAAAGCTGTAGCGGCGAGAGTTGAGGAGGCGGCATGACTAGAGAAGACGCAATTAACCAAGTCAAAGATTACCGGGATGTCCTACTGGGGCTAACAGGTCTGATGGCTATTGCTGGTATCGACTTTTGTCGGAGTGGCTCAGAGATTGAGAAGGCTCTGGGAGTACCAGAAGGCACACTGGCTAAGGCGCTGAACGACGCTGTGTGGATTACCGTTGTTTCTAACTACATTACTGTTCTGGAGAACGCCGCCAAGGGTCAGCTAACGCCCGTAGTCGAAGAGTGGGAGGAACTTCTCTCAGAATGAGTAAGTACATTAATAGCCGTACACACTGCCCCAGGGACATGAGTACAACGAGGCTAATACCTATAAAAATAAGGAAACACACCGTCAGTGTAGAACATGCAGACGTGAAGGTATGAAGAAGGCGAGGAAGAAACATTAATGAATGAACTCGACATTGACAAACTCAAAGACAACTCCGTCAGTTTAGCCAAGATTGAGATTCGATTGACTAAAGTAGGACTCATGATAGATGCCTCGAAGTCTGTTGGACACGAGTTGCTGTTGTCTGACAAAGGCAGGGCACTGATTGACGACGTTCTTAATAGAGTCGCTGATACCATACAGCAGATACTAGAAGAGGCAACTTCCGGCGAGTCCGTTGTGCTTGTAGATAATAGAACTACTGAAGAATGGAGTGAAGTAATTGACAACTAAGTACTCTAACAGCGGCATAGCCACCTTTCAACGTTGCCCACTGGCCCATCAGTACGAACAGGTGCTGAAGCTACGTCGAATAGATGAAGATTCCTCCGCCCATCACTTGGTCTTCGGTGCAGCAATCCACAAGGCGCTAGAAGTTCTCTACACTAAGAACGATCTGCCACTCGCTAAGGAGACCATGCGGCAGTTCTATCCCGTACAGTTGGACACTGAGGACTTAGCCAAGACCGCTGACAACGCCTGCTACGCCTTGGAGAAATACTGGGAGCATTACGATCAGGACAAGGACTGGGAAGTAGTTGCGGTTGAGGGACGAGAGTTCACGGATAGTGGATTTGGCATCAAGCCGGATTTAGTGGTTAAGGATCGTAATAGTAACTTGTTTTTGATCGACCACAAAACAACAGGTGCCTACTTAAATTTTGACTACTTCGCTCAGTTCGACCCCAATGCACAGATTACTCACTACATAAATTGGTGTCGTGAGAAGTACGGACACTGCGACGGCTTTATTGTAAATGCGATCCGGTTTGCTTTCCTCAAAAGAGCTTCCAAAGACCGCGCTGCCGGGTTCAATGTAGAATTCGAGCGCCAGGTGTTCCAGCGTACCGGGTCACAGATTGAACGGACTCTCCATGCTACTGAGGAAACCATCAAGGACATCGAGCGGTGTAGAGAGACCGGGTTCTGGCGACCGCAGGAGCAACCTAATTCGTGCAAGTTCTGTTCGTACCGAAGTATCTGCTCCGCTGGGTGGAGTTGGGAAGATGACTCTGAGTTGATTCTAAACAACTGGCGGCAAATTTGTGATCAACCGATTAGTGAGACTGAGGAACACTGTCAACTCGACCTCGGCCACGACGGTCAGCATTCTCCACTGCATCAACGTGAGCCGCAGGAAGAGTTTCAAGTAGAAGTATAGAAAAGGGTCACTAGCCAGAACGCAACGGACGTGAGAGTTATGAAACTAAATTGGCGAAAGCGTTGTGAGTGCGGCAAACCCGCTGTGAGGTTAGGTTACTGCGAAGACACATGGGAACTCCTTCCGCTTTTTGTGGTGATTGTGAGCGTGTTAGTAGTTGCTTTTTGCGTTATTAGTCGCTGGCTGTGAACACGCACGAATGCGGCTGAGCGTTCCCCCGCAGATGGCGGTAACGAAATAAGGAGAGAGAAAATGGCTAAAACGAAAGAGTCCCTTGAGTCAATTATCGGCGATATCAACAAGCGCTTAGATAGCATTGAAGAATTGACGCTCTGGTTGACGAAGGCAGAGTTGCGCTTCAAGAAGAATCAGCGAGTGCGGCTAAGTCAGTTGGCCCACCGAAGAAATGTCACAGTGCGAGGACCAGGGAAAGGCAAAGTTCTCAAGGTCGAAGGCTTTACCGTCACGGTACTGCCTGATGGTTACAAGAAGCCGCATACATATTGGCACGGCTATTGGGAGTCAGTTGGAAAGGCACGGAAATAATGGCTGACACTAACGCAGAAGTAGCGCATCCCGCATCGGTATGGATCGATCCATCTTCGACTAAGTTCATTTGGTACATCTATTCAGCCGCTGACGAGAACTGCATAGAATACTCGCCCAAGGCGAAGACTCAATCTAATCTTGCTAAGAAAGTACTAGCAGCGATTGGCGAAGCGAAGATCCCTCTGGACAAGGATGACTTGGAGTATCGCCAAGCGCATAACAAAGGCGTGGACATGGTAGCTACCGTACTGCGCGATCTATTTACTCGGATGGGAATTGAGATTGGAGAGGAATAATGGCAAAGCTTAGCGTGAAAGAATCAATTGAATTACTGGAACGCCAAACCAAAGATCGGCAACGATTCATTCGTGCGTTAGCTGAGTTCTTGGTCGGCAATCAAGTCGAGCAAAGTATCGGCCTGCAACTAGGTAAGCAATCTGCGAAGGATTGGGCCAAGTTACGGAGCGCGACGCCGCTATTTGGCTATCCAACCGTTGACGAGGCGTTCCCGGTACTATGCGCGTTTTTGGGTGTATCAGACTTCGTGGCTGACCGCACAGGAGGAGCGTGAGCGAAAATGGCAACTAAGTACATGCACATTCTTGATGACCGACCCGCGTACTTTGCGGATATTCAGATTGTTTTCGCTAATCGGCACCGCAACAGCAAAGCGGTTCAACTTGAGCGCAGTTTGGAAACAATTCGCTTTCAACAACTACTCACCAAGCAGTACCGCGAGAAAAACGGACTCGATTACACCGCGAGTCGCTATGGATATGTTCGCGTAAAGTTTGAGCCAGAGGAATCATAAATGGAAATTAAAACAGAACCACATGAGTTTATTAAGCCTCCGGCGTGGTCGGCCAAGCCCGGTTCAATCTGTGAACTATGTAGCCAGCCAGCCGGCGCCGCAGTTCACCAAGTAGCGCCGTGCGCGGAGATAGAACCTTGCGCGGAACCTCCTCGAACTACGCCACCCGACCAACACGTAGCACCGCCAAGGATTTGGATTGAAGGAACACCTAGCGGACGTTGGCTTGTGTGGCTAGACGGCCAAGCGCGTGGCTTAGAATACCTCGCCGCCGCTCCTATCCAAGCAGCTTTAGAAGCGTGTGAGGCGCACCTAATCAAAGACGACGAGGGCAGCGTTATGGTTTACATAGCAGATTGGGATGCGCTGGTAGCAAGCGTGAAGGGAAGCACCTGATGGGAGATAGTTGCCCTCGATGTAAGCGAATGCAAAGGTTCCCTTAAGGCATTTCAACGCCAAATAGAGAAATACATTTTGGGGTGCAACAGCGATGGAGGTAATTAACAGAGTGATCGCAGAGTTTGAAAAACCGGGAGATACCATCAATGGAAACTGAAGTAGAACTGAAGCGGTGTCCGTTTTGTGGAGAACGCCCTATAGGAGTTGAAATAACTAGGGAAGGTTCTGGTGGAATAAACGTAGATGCTTTTCGATTGTCTTGTTGCGTTGAAATGATTTGCCGAACTAAACGCGAGGCAGTACAAGATTGGAACACCCGCGCCGCTACAATTCCCTCTCCACTGACAACAGAATTAACTCGTTATAATCTCGAAACGTCCGGATCCTACGTGGAAGAATCGCCTGATGGCGAGTTCGTAAAGTTCTCTGAGTTAATGGCTGTGACTACATCGGAAATGCCAATTCCAAGCGCCATTAATCCGCGCGAATGTGTCGTGCCCTCTTTAAGCGGAAACAAGACACTAAAACACGTAGAGCATTTATATGACAATTGCGATCAGTGCGTTTACTGCAACAAATCTCGCGCCGATAATTGGGTTGATTCCGCCGCACAGCAAATATGGGAACTAAACGACAGCATCAAATACGAAACGGAACACTCACGCGAAGAAATTGCCGACATTATCTTAGGGGCTTACCGTTTGGCTGTAGCTACAGTAGAAGCAGCAAAACTTGAGCGTCCCGATCCCCGGCGTGAGGCTATGGAAGCGGGACATGCGTAGTGCTGTCTCTACCTGAATCGAGGAAACCATTGACACCTGAAGAACACAGAGACGCGGCAACTTCATTACCGTCGCTAATTCCATGCCCTAACTGCGAAGGTTGCGGACAAATCGAGGAACCTGCCCACTCCGACAAATCTGACTGGCCCACAGAACGAGAAGCAATCAGAGCGCGAGTAGAAGCGGCAACCGGCGGCCCATTCCTGGTTGAAGACACGGGTACGCAAAATGAATCTCAATGGGCCGTGAAACGTACTGAGGATTCAGAGTGGATTGGCGACTTTGGGCGCGAGGAAGACGCAGACTTTTGGTGTACCGCGAACCGGGACCTTCGTCGTCTCTTAGTCAAGAGCGAAGAGGACGAGAGGGAGAGCGCGGAGTTGCGGATCGTTTTGAGAGCGGCCATCCACGGACTCTACGGGTACAAATATGAGCGGGCTGAAAGGTTGCTGCGATGAGTACTGATATTTATCAAACGACGCCTGACGATCCCTGTATCTCGTTATACTGTTTTCACGCCCGCGATTATCATGCCCCGAATTGCGTCTTTTCAGGATGCACCTGTAGGGCGTTTGAAGAAGCGCCAACCGAAGCGGAAGCCGAGGCGATTCTGCGCGAACAAGGAATAGATCCAAAACAATTGACCAACGATTTCATCGAGTACTTATTTAGACACGTTGCCAAGCAATCCGCTGAACTCGCATTACGTGAGCAGCGAATCAGTGAGTTGGAGGCGCGAGTTTCTGAAGCTTTCACTGCCTTTGAGGAAGATAACAGACGTGCTCGGAACGCAGAAGCAGAAGTTGAGCGGCTTCGCAAAGCTAATGAAGAAGTATGGAATGCGACGACAGGAATTGTGCGAGCTAAGTTTGAGGTATGCGACACATTGAACACTGAAGCCGCTGGGCCACTCAAGCAAGTCTTAAAGGAACTTGAAGCCGCCCGTCAAAGCAGAGAGAAGGATCAAAAGTGACCCACGCACGTAGAGACGTACAGGGCAGCGGCAAACCTCTGCGGAAGCTCTCATACCCGTGCGCGTATTGTAATGTTCGAGCCGGAGAACCGTGTCGAGTTCCGCCAAGCGGCGAATACTATTGTCCGTCTCCAATTTGTAGCCAAACTTACAAGAGGGCGTCTGATGCGATGAGTTGCATGATGCACAAGCAGAGAGGATGAAGGAAAATGAGCAAACAAAGACCGTCTGTAGACCCGCGAGCATGGGACGCAGCGGAAACACTACTTGAATTAAGTCCGAAGTTTAATGATCTTCGGGAAGATATTCGTGCTGACTTGAAATGGGAATTGGCAGCGATATTTCAGCGAGAGTGGGAAACGTTCTGTGAGGAGCAAAAACTGTGAGCACTGAATCACCTGAAACTACTCTACCAGCGTGTCCGTTCTGTGGGAATGAGGCGGTTGCAAAAGACGGCTATCCCCTGGCAATGGTGAAATGTTCCGCTTGCCAAGCCCGTGTTTTAGCTAAAACAATCACTGAAGCAATCGAAGCATGGTCACGTCGCACGGCTTCAGTAGGAGCAGACGCAGCAGCGTTGGCAAAACAAATCGCGCAACGGGCATTTAGGATGAAATCCAATTGCGGTATTGTAGAGGCAGCGGCCCTAGACGTTCTCACGAGGTTCACGGTCTCCACTGCATCTTCAGACGCAGCAGAGATAATTGATCGTCTTGCCCATCAAGGGCAACACGAATATGTCTTGGAACTGGAGAGGCAAGTTGATCTGCTCTATCGCATGGCCCGACATATTCGCAACACAGACGAAATTTCTCTGATTAAGTGGGGCATTGAAGGAATGGACTTGTTGGCTGAACTAAGAGAACTCGATCAAGAAAGATACGACGCGGAAATCAAGGGAGCGCCTGTTCCGAATTATCGACCGTGTTTGCGAGAGATGTTACAGGCATCCATTCACGCGCTTTACGGTTACAAATATGGAAACGCATCACCCGACTTGGCTGATGAAATAATCACTCGCGCAGAAAAGCTGTTGGAAGATTCGGTATATATACCGCAGCGATCTGACGCAGCAGAGATATGGTGCTGAGAGCGAGTAGATAATGGGCAAAAATGTCAGCATGAAGAATCCGGGCCAATGCGGAGCGAGTGCCGTTGTTCCGTCGTGGTTGTTAGAGGATCAAGACGAGCCGCCACGCGAAGCAACTTGTGAATATTGCGGACGAGTCTACGAGCCTGAATGCTCTACCGCGACTCGTTCTGAATCTTGGTGTTCTGATGCTTGCGAAGATCAGTTTTGGGAACAACATGAAAACTAAGCAGACAGATGGAAAGCGGCGAGCCGACCGGGCCGCGCAACAGAGGCATCGCGGTAGTAAGCGCAGCTATGTTACCGAAGTGGAAAATCTTCGTCTCTTGTTGGCGTGGGAAGCCGGAGAGCTAAGCGAGGGGCAGGTTGCAAAGCACACAGCCTTGCCGCGCGTGGATCTAAGAGACTTGCGATTACGGGAAATTCAAGCAGGACTACTGGATTGTAGTCGCTCTCTCCGTGAAGCTGAACGACGTATCCGCAAAATTAGTTGAAATGAATAGTTGACATGTGGGAACTGTAGATGTACTATCTGTTCCCATGAGAAAACAGGAGCATCGAATCCGCATTCCAGACGATTTGTACCAAAGGTTACACGGGTTGGGATTGCGAAACGAACGTAGCGCGACCGCCGAAGCTGTTGCAACCCTCCGCAAGTGCCTACCAAAGAAAGGAAGCAGAAAACTTGCCATCACGAGATGATTTCATCAAACAACGCCCTGCATTCACCTGCCTACTCTCAGGGTTCTATGGAGTAGGTAAGAGCTTGCAGGCACTCAGCTTTCCAAAGTGTTATGTCATCAGCGTCGATCCTGCTGGTCTTGAGCCGCTGCGACAGCCCAAGAACCAAAAGTTTCTCGACAACCTAGTCTGGGTGGAGGAACTAGGGCAGGAGAAGAAGGACGACCTCAAAGTAATCTTTGATGAAAGCGCCAAGTCGGACAATCGTCAATCACTATTCGGCTGCATTGAACACGCCAAGGAACTCGCGTCCAAAGGTGAAGTAGAGACTCTGATAATCGACGGCGGCACCTACCTTGTCGATTTGGCTTGGCGACGTATCTGTGAATTTGAGCAAGCGAAGTCAGCTACCACCGGCAACCTGGACACTCAGGCGATGTATCGGAACTTAGGACTGTATCTCTACAGGCTGTTTGCGGCCAATTTGCTGACGGTAGCCTCGCGCAACAACCTCAATCTAATTGCCACTTTCCATTTGAAGCGCGAGTCCGAAGAACAGATGCAGGGCAACAGTAAGAAGGCCCGCAAGTTGATGCTCAATTCAGACATCACTCTGCAAATTGAGGGAGGTTTCCGCAATAAAGTAGAAGGGCTGTTCGGGGGGTCGCTCTACTTAGAGAAGACACTAAAGGACAGCAAGATCAACTACTCGGCCATCTGTGATGTAGAGAAGGCATTTCAGACGACCGTTATGGCTAAGAACCGCTGGGGGCTACCGGCAAGAGTTGACCTTAATGCCAAGAGTTTGTACGAGACTTTGATGGAGACGCTGGGAGTGAAGAAAGCGGTGGCGAAGTGAGTATACTGGACGGAGAAAAAGTGGATGTCAGCGTCGGCATTGATTATCAGCTTCGGGCGCAAGTCTCAGCAATTCTCAAAACTAATCTTGAGATCGTCAAGATGAATGCTGTCCTCATCAAACAGCTTATGCAACCTCCAATGTTTATTTCAGGGAAGTTGGAGGACAACGAGCTTGACCCTGAACTACTAGAGGAACTACTAACTAAAGAAGGAGACAACAAGTGAGCACAGCATACAGTATGGAGGACGATGTCGATCTCAATGAACCGATTCAGATGGACGACATCAGTAGTCAAGAGACGACAGACGTTCTCGAACCGGCTAACCGCGTTGCATTCGAGATCAAGACCGCTAAGATTCGGACGCGCTACGACGACGAGAATGACAAATCCAGCGGTTACGTCAAACGGCTTTCGTTGCAGGTAGCCATAGGGCCGGACGGAGTCGATGGTGAAGGAGCCTCAGCTAACCGGCGCCTGTTCCCTGAGTACATCATTGCGTTCTCATCAGGTGACGGCGTGAGGGACAGTGACTGGTGGAAGAAGAAAGCACGCGGGCCGGTCAAGGAACTGTTCGCCGCCCTGGGGTTTGAGTTGAATCCTCCGCCGCCGATTGATCAGGACTTTCTCGATAGCTTGGTTAGTCGAGGGTTCGTGGCGGACATCAAGCGGAAGCCGATTCAGAAGAAGTCTGACGAGATCAATCCCAAGACAGGTAAGCCGCTGTACAAAGACACTGGGGACTTCCAGAATGAGTTGGCGAACCACAGGGCCGCCGTCTAACAAGGTCGTGGCGGGTAGCCGGACGTGGAGGTGAGGACACGTTTGGACGCCTGCTACTACAGGGGTCAGGTGCAACTGATACTGGCCCCACAATTCTGGATGAGAGGCCCATTAGGGAGTTATGCAAAGCCTACTGCCGGGGTCACGTAGAAGTCGTGCAAACGTGGCTGCATAGAGCGACGCCTCGGCTCTCTCATCTAGTTTCCCGCAGCAACCAAAGTTGTCCATCAGCAGTGGACACGCCTTTCGGGAGCGGCTGTGTCGTTGGTTCCAGGTTGCTGCTGGCGGCACGACTTTTCATGAAGGAGAAAGATGAACTTACCTGACATTGAATTAGTCTCAGCAAAAGTACATGAGGCGTGGATGGTTTCCAAGAAGACTCAAGGCGTGACTACGCGGCGGGCAGAAGACGGTGAAGAGTTGATGGTGCCTTACGAACAATTAAGTGAAAAGGCCAAAGACCTTGATCGTGGATCAGTACGCGCTGTGTACGATGCCATCGAGTCATTACAGTAATCAAGTTTGCGCGGTCATTGAGGGGTCTGGGGATGCATCCCGTTGCGTAGGTCATCACAAGCTTGACCGAGAGACAACAGATAGTGACCTGAGCCGCGCAATTCAATCTTCTACCATGAACACCGTTACCTTCCAGCTTCCTTCACTTCCGCCAAGTTCCAATAGGTGTCACATTATGGACTTCAGGAACCGGCGTATTGTTCTTAGTGACGAAGCTCGGAAGTGGCAGTCGGACATGCAGTTTCTGATACCAAGGTTCGCAGTAGTAGAAGGGAGCTTCGTTCAAGTTGATTTTGCTGCTTACTACAGGTTCTACAACCGCAACGGTTCCCTGCGTAAACTAGACACCAGCAATTTCCAGTTCCTGCTGCACAACACTATAGCCAAACGAATTGGAATTGATGATGCCTACTTTAAGTGGGGGAGTTTCAGTAGTGTAGATAGTGAAGACGAAAAGGTCGAGGTAACTCTCTGTGAACGACGCCATTAGAACACAGCTACTTGGATTGGGCTACCGGGAACTCAGTCCACGTTGCCGGAAGCATCCTCACGCCTCTGAAGGAGCGGCACGAGCGCAGTTGCGGTCGATTGCCAGGGAGCAGGAGAGGAAGCCGGATCGTAGGAATTATCACGTTGGTCATAACAGGAGGAGGAAGAAGACTAATGGCAAAGAAGAAAGAAGCTACCGATGAAGTCAAGGAGACTAAGGAGCGGGCAGCAGTTGGCAGGGAGCGTCGATTGGCGTTGGCGCTGGCAGCAGTAACTGACGAAGCGGCGGACAAGAACGTGGAGTTGGAAGCTGTTTTCGCCGCTAATGAACTGCTCCGAGAACTTGGCTACAATGGTTTGGAGAGCACCTACAAACGTGTTGCCAGAATCAATACGGAACTGAGGGTCGCAGTTGAGAACAGCGACGGCGATGAAATCGCTCGACTGGGTAAGGAACTGAAGAAGGCGAAGTCTGGGAAGGCTTCGAGGGTGAAGAAGGTTGAGGAGCCTTCGTAGTAGCTAATGACGGCGACTGACTTCTACGAGGGAATGCGCCAGCGCTTTGAGGGCGTGATCCGATGCGTCTGCGGTAACGACGACTGGCGGCAGTTTCTCTACATCCAAGCTGGCGAGGAAGTGATCGCTGGCTGCAAGTTGTGTGGACGGAGTTATGACGAAACACCAAACAAGAGAAGCATGGCTGAATGACGCCGCCGACTATCTCTACACTGACTTCATAGGCGAATTGGGCCACATGAAGAAAGGTGAGACGTACGCAGTGTCGTGCGGCTGGCCGTCTACTCGCTCCCAGTCAACCAAGCACCGGCGTATTGGGGAATGCTGGCGACCGCAGGCGTGCGACGACAGGACGACGCATCATATATTTATTTCTCCGGTAGTGGGTGATCCGGTTGATGTACTAGAGACTCTGCTGCATGAGTTGATTCACGCGGTCGTCGGCGGTGAATGCGGGCACAAGGGCGCGTTTAAACGGCTCGCGCTCGCGGTTGGGCTGGAAGGAAAGATGACTGCGACCGTGGCCGGGGAAGAGTTGAAGAAGTCCCTGACGAAGCTAGCGAAGACCCTCGGCAAGTATCCACATAGTAAGTTGACCGGAGCCAATGGAAGAAAGAAGCAGAGTACGAGGTTGATCAAATTGGTAGCTGAGGAATGCTGCGGCTACGTAGTAAGAACGACAAGGAAGTGGCTGGACGAGGAAGGCTCTGCCAGATGTCCTCATGGGGACGAGATGATCGAAGCATGATCCCTCTTCCTGACACCTGCCTTGGCTGCCCTCTCTATGGCAAGCACAAGGGCTTCTCACGTCTCGAAGGGGATGGCTCCAGCGGGCTGCTAGTGGTCGCAGAATCGCTTGGACGGGCGGAAGAGAGGGCAGGGTTGCCACTTAGGCCCACAGCGCCTTCAGGTGAGGTCTTCCAGCGAGCGTTGGACATCGCCAAGCTGGATCGCTCCAAGCTAACAATAACCAACATAATTCGCTGCAAAGCAGAGGCTCCCTACCCACCAGAAGCGGTTCGCCAGTGCAGGCAGTACCTTGACGCCGCCGTTGCTGAGCGCCAGCCGAAGGTGATACTGGCGTTGGGTGATGTTCCCTTGCAGGAGTTGTCTACTACTCCCGGCAAGCAGAGTGAACTACGCGGGTACTACTTGAACTCGCGTTATGACACCCCCTTACTAGCCACATTTCATCCCTCTCGTATTGCAAGAGGAGAGTGGGCTATCTTTGGAGCCTTTCTCCATGACACCAAAAGGAGCGTACAAGGTGCTACCAGAGGAATTCCTGCCAGAGTTTCTACTAACTACAATCTCTCCCCTACGAAGGCTGATCTTTCTGATTGTCTGGCTCGGCTCGATTCTGATCGTAGCCTGGCTGTTTCCTATGATCTCGAAACTAAAGCGATCCTGAAGCTACAACCGCCCGATGCAATCATTCAGGTACAGTTCTCTTCAGCAGTAGGGGAAGCCCTCGTGGTGCCGTTTGATGATGCCCACAGGTGGTTCATCGAGGCAGTCTTCGCCACGCCTAATATGAAGATCGGTTGGAACTCACGCGGGTTCGATACGCCGTTGTTGAAGCGAAATGGTATCGCTATCAACGGTGAGAACCATGACGCCATGCTCATGTGGGCACACATTCAGAGTAACTTCGTCAGCAGCAAAGATGAGAAGGATAGTGACAAAAGAATTCCCAGTCGGTTGCTTAACTTACAAGCGGCGGTAAGTTTCTACTATCCACAGGAACAGCCTTGGAAAGGTGTTGTAGAGAAAGTGTTGCCGACTACCGGCTGGGGCATGTTCCATACGATGACTGTTTTACAGCATTACGGGGCTGTAGATGCCGATATGACGTACCGGTTGGGCGTGAAGCTGATTGCCTCGTTAAAGAAGAACGACCTGTGGAATGGTTATTACAGATTCAAGTACCAGCTATCGAAGGTGCTGGATGACTTAGGCCGACGCGGGTTGCCGATTGATAGAGAGGCACAGACGGAGCTTAGAGATCATATTCGCAGTGAGGAACTACGCCTACTGCGAGAACTACAAGGAAAGGTCGATCCGGCGTTGCTGTCACTGCACCCAGAGTTCGGCTACGTCAACCCTCCCAAGTTTGTTCCTGATAACTACGACGCCAACAACCCACCCTTGATCGAGTTGGCTGCCAGCCGTGGTTACTTAGTACAACGAATGGTCACGGCTGAAGTCACTAACTACATCGAAGAAGTCTGTGCTACTTGCAACGGGGTCGGTATGGTTGCTGGAGTCAAACGACCCAAGAAGTGCTCCAAGTGTAAAGCCACTGGCAGGCGAATGGTAAAGGACGGCAAAATTAGTAGAGACGAACTCCGCTGGGGACTGTCACTCTTTAACCCCAACAGCAGTGACCACGTACTCAACTACCTTCGCTGGCAGTGTGAGCGGGACGACCGCTACTTCATTCCCAAGCATATTGACACTGGCAAGGACACTACTAACAAGGCAGGCATCGAGCAACTGTTGATGACGGTTGACGATCCTATTCTACTTCACATTGAGAAGTGTAAGAAGATAACCAAGCTAGGTGACTACTGTAGCGGTAGCTGGGTTCCAAGCGACGACGGCAGAGTCCATGCGGAATTTCGATTTGGGTCGGCTGTGAACCAGACTTCAGCAATCAACCCACCAGTTCAGACGTACCCAAAGCACTACGCCAAGGATGATGAGTGGCTGACGCCCATCATGCACCGCATCAAGGCCACCATCAAGGCCCAGCCGGGACACAAGATGGTGCAGGTGGATATGACTGGGTTTCATGCTCGAATGCAAGGATTCCTGGCTGAAGATTTTGATTACTACAGGGTCGCTAACATCGACTGCCACTCCTACGTCACTGGCCTCTACATGAATGTGCCGGACAAGGAACAGTTACGAGTTATGGATGATGAGCGACTGTCGCAACGGTTGTTGGAAATCAAGGAGCAGTATCGCCACGAGCGTGACTACATGGTCAAAAGAGTGTCGTTCTTAAATCAGTACGGCGGCGGTGCTGAGAAAGCAGCTACCATTCTACATATACCAACACTTGAGGTCGTGGAAATACTTCAGGTAATGCAGAACAGTTTTAAGCCGTCGTTTCAGGAGTTGCCCAAGTGGATTGGGAAACAACTCAGGCGTAATCCTGCCTTGACTACCCCCTTCGGCTGCCGTCGCATCTTCTGGGATAGAGACCCACTGCAAGCCGTGGCGTTTTGGGTAGCTAACCAAGCCCACTGCACGATCCAAGATGCTATTATGCGGCTCGATGAAGCAGAAGCGTTGGAGAAATATGACGCTGTGAATTTGATGCATGACGCCTTGTGGCTGCACCCCACTGAGGACTTGGTTGATGAATGTATTGTGGTGGTGCAGGCAGAATTCGAGCGAGCGTCGGAGGTATTGATTAACAAACTGGGAGCGTTCACCTGCCGTAGTGATTCACAGGTTGGGGACGATATGGACTCGTTAACAGACTATGCAGTAAGCGCCTGATCAGGCAGCGACTGCAACAACTATGTTTACTATAGTCAGCAACAACTTGCTAGAACCAACTCCTTGTGAATTGTGCAGGAAACGTCGGTCAACAGGGTACTTTGAAGACGATTTACTTAGCTGCTGTGATGAGTGTGAGCCGTACGACTACGACATTATTGAGTCGCCGTACACAACAAAGGGCCAGAGTCAATCGACCCCAGCCCTGTCGTCTCGTGATTGACGAGCCTCTGTGCTGGCTATCCTCCCAGCAGTTTCTCAGGCTGCCTTCTGTTTCACCAGTCACCAGGGATAGTAGCAATATACGACGGCGGTGTCAACGGCATACTACTTGTTGATTGCGAGTCTCTGTCCATGCTGCTTTTCTCTAATAGCGCAGCGTTTTTAGACGGCGGTGAGCCGTCGTTGCGGAGCGGTCGATAGTAAAAGGAGAACCATGAAGAACCTAGAAGAAATGAGCACTGAAGAACTACTGCTGGAAGCGCAGAGTAGAAACCTTGACAATATGTTCCGCCGCCTAGAACGCAAGCCGGAGCCGGAGTTACCTGACTGGGTAGCCGCAGTAGACGAGAACGGCCTTGCACGGGGCTACGAGGAGAGCTACGAAGACTTTCAGCAACGTCTCTAGTGTCCCAACCTATCGAGCGTCCGCTGTGCCTTGAATATCTGAAGCTGCTCCTCGGCAACTTTAAGCTGGTCTTTCAGGTGGACTTTCTCTAGCTCCAACTGCACCGTGTACCGAGTCATCTCTCGAATCATTTGGGCGGCAGACATCTCTCCGCGTAGATCGAGGTCGTCTGCCTTTGCTTGACTTAAGGCTGCATCAGCGTCCGTCTTGTGTATCTGGGAGGGTAACTGTTTGCGTTTGAGTAAGTAGGTGGCTATAGAAGAAAGGAATGCAACTACAGCCGTGAGAACGGCGTTCTTCCAAGTGAGAACATCTGACAAAGGGGATTGCATCTCATGACGCTGCTACTGTCTTAATCCTTCGATAGAGCTTCTCTAAATCGATACGGTTAACGGTATCATGCGGCTTACACTTTTCATGCGTCCAGGGGCAAACAACAGGAATCTCACGCTTGCCTATATCGTGGAGTAACTGAGAGTTGTTGTTGGACGGCATTTGGTTGCCGCCGAAAATGACTTCCCCAACAGGCAGTGACGCATCTACAGGCGCCGCCTTGTAGAACGCATCCGGCCCTAATTGAAGGCAGATGGCTTTAGCTACTGCTTCTGTCGAGGCTACTGCTTGCAGAACGATTCTCGTGCCGTCGGGAGCTACTTGACTCGGTAGTCCCGCCCACGCACAGAAGATAGAGAACTGAAACCACAGCCACCAGAGTCTCTGCTGCCAGTAGTTGAGGTGGCTGAGGTCGCGAGTCCTGAGAAAGACAGGATAGTTACTCTTGATCATCTTGATCGTCTTCGTCGTCTTTCGGTTCAGGCTGTGGCGGCGCTGTAGGCGTCTTCGGTGGCCCCACACTTGATCCACCACCAGGGTCTCCCTCGCCGTCAAACCACAATTTGTTCCAGTTCATAAAATTTATCTCCTATCTTACTTAAAATCTTTCGCTGATCAAGGCGATGGCACAACGTGAATCTCCCAACGCAATAGGGGACAGTCCGATTGCTAAGTTCTTTTCGGTACCGCCTTTAACTGCGCCGACGATGTCAAGATTACGCGGACTGTTGTGTCCTCCGATGACCCGTGCTCCCATCGCCTGCTGTACCGGTGCCGACCAGTAGCGTTCCCAATGTGCATCATGTGCGACATGAAATCGTTTAGGAATAAGGATTTTCAACGGCTTCCCCGCCAGTTCACCTGGAATGTAACCAAATAGTAAATCGGCAGGTTTGGTAGAGTCAATAATGTAGCCGCTCTCTTCGACCAGCAGTGCTGCTGCGATGTCCACTAACAACTCACTCCAGACAGTTCGGCTCATTGAAGCACGTAAACTACGCAGACGCGCTTTGAGTCGTTCTAAATCTATTTCTTGATCAGCCATACAAGAAGTCCAGCCAGTCCCGCCAGCGTTTGAATTCCGACTGCTGCTAATGCTCCATAAACAACGGTCTGCACCCGACTGAGATTTGTCTCCATGACAGCAATTTTCTCAGACATTTGGGCGACTTTTTCATCTCTCAATGCGTCGAACTTTTGCGTGAGAACCTTTACGGCCTCGATAAGCTGTTCCATAGTGACCGCTAATTCGGTCATGGGATCGCGTGCTGACATTTAGAACCGGAATATCCATTCACACGACAAACTTTATGGATGCCATGTAGTCAAATTTGAAATCAGGAAGTATAGCAATGTGAAGACCGCGATCAACACTAATGCGACGATCAGAACAGTAGTTAGTGGCTCACCAATTTGAAACGCTGCTGCCAGTCTCTTAACGGCCCAGAATACTGCTCCGAATACAATCACGAAGGCGACTGCAAACAGCAGAACGTAAAGAAGTCCCAATGGGGCCATTGGTGCGAGAAGTAAAAGCGTCATCACAGTTCCTCCCTCATGAATAGTACCTTCTATTTACCCACAGACGCAAGCAATTTTCTAATCTCACTCAAATCCTGCCGCCGCTGTCCCTTGGCCGCGAAATACTGCCCACGTTGTTCTGGATTGAGTGTCTTCAGAAACTCCCGCTCCCTGTCCGCCGATCCAGTCAACGGCTTATCAACACGCTGCTCATAGTATTTGAGCACCTGCTCCCTGGTCTTACTCTTAAGTAACTCCCTGGCAGCCTCCGGCGACTTGGTTTCAGTCAACTGCATGTAAGGACTCTCGTAGAACTCACCTTGCTTGCCGACCCCTTTTGACTGGTTGAACTGTCGCGCCAGCGTGCGTATTCGTTGCTCACCTGACGGCGCACGCTCGGTGCGGATGCCGAAACTTTGCATGAGTCTGCCTTGAAGCTCACCTGGATATTGAGTACCAAAAATAGTATCGTAAATAGCTGGAGCGGGTAGTGGTCGAGGTATGGCGTCCTTCAACGTCTGCTTGAACCGATCTTCCGGCCTGATCGGTTTGTTCATGTAGTCTTTTCCTGATACTCCCGTCCAGACAGGACGCATTAGGATTGATGACCGTGACCGTAAGTAGTCCAACGTGTCTCCCTCCATTGCGGACAACCAACTCCAAACTTGGTCAGCTTTGCTACCGCCTGCCTTCATTACACCAGCCGCCCGTTCATACCCTTTCGTAAGTAGAAGGGACGTTTCAGCAGCCAACCCGAATGGATGAATAAAGAAACCGGGGCCATGCCCAACAAAATCAGGCACCCAAGCAGAGATTTTACTTCCCCAACCTTCTTCTTGGTTCATCCACGTAGGATGCCCACGAGTAATCATGTTGATTATTTGATTGCCTACAAATTGTCCAACTGCAAGCGTTCCAACGCTTCGCGCTAACGGCCCAACGTAGATCGGTTTTCCTTGAAACATCTCTACAATAGCTTGGCCGGTTTCTTTAACTGCGCCGTACTCGCTCTTAATCAGTCCTTCATTCCACTGAGGAGCCAGAAAGACCAATCGAGCCGCGTCTTGAAATGTAGCAGACTTAATCCATCCCTGCCGTCCAAAATTTCCGAAACGGGTATTCAACTTCTTAGCTACATAGCGAGCACTTGCGACCTCAGTCTCGTAAGCAGCGCGGGCTGTTCTTCTCTTGGCAAATTCCATTAAGCCTACTTCAGTCATCGCTCCACGCTGAAACTGCCCAAACAGCCACTTGTTGAAGTCTCCCGCTAAAGGTACTTTATGAACAATGTCTGAGTAGATTGCGTCGCTGATGTTGCCAACGTTGTATCCATTATCTACAAGTAAATCGAGATTAGTTTTGCTCTGTGCTAACTGTGGATAGTCAGCAGCCTTCAGTTCCCCTCTCTGAATCATGTTCTGTAACTCAGGCAGAGATGTATCCAACAGAGTTATACCCTTCCCGAACGAAAACGGATTTGGATTTTTTAGGTTAGACAGTCTCAGTATTGAGTTCCACGTAGAGAGTCTCCCTAAGTGGTAAGTATCAAATACGAGACTGTAGGACTTGCCTGCTGCGTTAGCTGAGGTCAATAACCTACCGCCTGCATCCTGTCTAAAAGCAGAAGGATTGTTAAGTGCCTTAAACATTCCCTCGTATCCCTTCTGCACAGCTACCTGTTGCGGCCCCACTGACTCAACTGAGTACCCCGCCGGAGCTTCAGCTACATGAGTAACTGGATCAATAGCTACCTTATCTACTACTGGTAAAGTAGTCTTGGGATCGACTGTGGTTCGCAAGCTGTCCACCCACGCCCTCCGGTTGAGCATTGACTGGCCGTTAGTAAGGCGGGTACGCAACAAGTCAACCGCATTGAGACTCTTGGGATTGATGCCAGCAGCTATAGAGTCAGCGTAGGTATCGTAAGTTCTCTGGTGCCGAAAGCCACTGCCGCCGGTGCCACTACGGCCTTCCAGCCAGCCCATCTCACCTTCGATTTCCTGAGCGTGCATGACGTAGCCGGGGCGGTAGTATGACTTGACGCCGTTGGATAGCTCCTGAGTCCTTTGAGCGTCCGTGAGCTTACTATATTCCTGTGCTACGGGGGTCAGTTTGCTGTAGTTCTGTTCCGCGTAGTCAATCGCCCTCAGACTGCGCTTCTTCCATCCCGGCAACGCCTGAGTCGAAGCAGTAATCTTCTGCCGCATCGCTTGGAGTTCAGCGGGGTTGCCGTTGCTCTCTATCACGAACGTCAAAGCATCCTGCGCCAAGGCTTGAGTACGTTCCTCAGCCATAGCTGTAGGGTACCGTGCAGCGCGTTTCAACGCTGACTCGTTAATTGGTAATCCGATGGCTCGACGTAGCTTGGTAGTTAACTCTCGCGCATTCGTCTGCCCAAAGATTCTTGCCTTGTTGTCGGCTACGTCCCGCGTGTACCGCATGAAGTCCCAAACACCCTTTTTGGATGCGATAGCGGAAGCTGTCCGTTGTGCTTTGAGAACAGTACGGACTCCTGGTAGGTTGGCGGCGTTGACTGCGCCTTCCTGTCCAGCGAATTTGTTGGATGTTTCACGTGAAACATTGCCAGATGCCGCTGCCTCAATTTCTTCCTGTGTAGCTCCAGCCGCCCGTGCATCCTTGGCTGCCTGTTGTGACAGTTGAATATCTCGCTCCCTGTATCCACGAGCTACCTGTTCTAAGGCACGAGTTTTTCGATTAGGTACAGGAGTACGAGGCTGCTTAGGAACCTTTGGTAAGTCCTTTGCTCCTGCTTTCTCCAACACGTCGATCTGATTTTGAATAGCAGTCTTCGATTTACCTTTAGCTGTCTTTACGTCTTCTCGCAGTCGCTCAAGATTCAGCCGCGCAGTCCCCTCACTCATCCGCATGACGCCGGGATACTGAGAGGACAACGCCGCCTCGTCAAGAATCTGAGCAGGGGACTTGCCCGACTTCAACGCAGCGATTGATCGGCCAATAGAAGCACGGTCTGGTGTAGAGAGACTGTTCCAAATCTCAGGGTCAGTACGGAGACGCTGAAGGCGAACCAATGCTGCTTGTGGTTCCTCAACACGGCTGTCGAAGATGGGGACACGCTCGCCGCCTGTCCCCGCCATCGTGAATGCCATCTGCTGTACGTTAGCGGAATCCTTTTTAAAGCCTTCTCGATACTCCTGATAGCGGTCGAGAGTTTCCTTAGCCGCCGGGTCAAGTGCAAGATTTTGTGAGAACTGCTCAATAGTCAGTGGTGCGGGTGCTTCACCGGGAGGTTCACTGCGTCCTGCTGCCTCACCGGGACGAGTAGCAGTAAACAACTCACCCTGCGTCTTGGGTTCTACTTTTAGTGCCCTACCGGATTGCTTCGCAGGTAGAGTCATAGTCATTGGAGACGACGGCTTGGGCGTTCCGGTCTCAATATCAAACTTCGCTGCGGGCAGTAGTCCACGGACTTCTCGTACGGTCGCCGGTCGTTCCCCTCCCGTATCCTTGATTCTAAGTCGCCCTAACAATTCAGGCGCCCTATGCATAACAGTCATTATCAACCCCTGCTGTGCGGCCTTACTCCACGGCTGTCCAGTAGCACGACTGATAATGACTGTTCCTCCGCCAACGACAACTACACTGGACAGCGCCTTAGTGAGAAATTGTTTCCCTGTCGGCGTGCCCAGTAACGCAAACTGGGTTGCTCCTATACCTGCGGTCTTCGCTACATCTTTCGCGGACTCCCCTCTTCCAACGGCCTGTGTGCCCGTGTAGGCTCCTCCAGTGAACGCTGAGAGACCAACGCGAGCGAAGACACCCTCCAAGCCCGCTTCGGGAAGCGCCATTAAAGGAGCATATTCAATGACTCCACTACCAGCACCCTTAGCTAACTTAGAACCCTCACTTGTAGGTGCGACAGCTTCCGCCTCAGCAGACATTTCCTTCATCTGACGCGCCGTCGCTCTAAGAGCCTCAGCACCCTCGTTGCGTCCCCACGGTTGCAGCATCTTCCCCGCACCAGCAACGAACTCTCCAATTCCTGCGCCGCCGGTTGCAAACATATCTGCCAGCCATCGAGTCTTTGGCCCCAGTCGAAGCAGTGGATTAGCTCCCGCACTAAAGTCTACGGCCATCTTCGCCTGCACGTCAGGGGGTTGCCGTGCCTCAATATCTTTCCCCTCAACAGCACCAACCCGTTGTTGATTCAGAAGCTGCCATGCTGGAGATCGCAGCACAGGTTGACCGTTCTTTTTCTTGACCTCATCTGACGCTGCGTACTGTGTCGCCAGCTGAGCGATCTGTTTCTGCTTATCCTCCGGTAATTTGGGGAACGCCTGTAGAACGCCGTAACCAAAGTGCCATTCGATGTCGCGGGCGAGTTTGTCCAGTTGGCCGCTTTCTGTAATACGCTTCTTGACTCCCCAAGGATCAGACTCTGTGACTTTTTTACTTGAAGGCTCCCCCGTCACATACTTGGAGTCCTCGTTAGTGGACACAGACGGCCCTGTGATGTATTTATCGTCCTCTGATTGACTAGGTGCATGTTCAAGATGAATATGTGGCCCACCCCATACGGCCTGACCTGCTGGACGCCTGCGCTCATCACGCAATATGAGTCCTGCTGAAGCTGCCAGTTTGCTTAGTTGCGCAACGTAAGCATTCGAAAACGAACCGCTACCTTTGATGTCGAGGGCGTTGCCTGAGTAATGACGGGAATTAGCGTTGTGCTTCCCCTGAACAGTTGAACCGGGAGTTAGGTTGTTCTTATGAGCGAAGTCAAGAAGGAGACTGAGGTGTGGGTCTACTGACCCTCGCGTGGATTTAGCTACGGGGGTAATGTACTTAGAGTCGTCATCGTCGAATGGCATCGTTATTCAATGATGGTATAACCTTTGAACTTCTGACGCTTGGCGTCGATCTCACCGGCAGTAGCATTAGGATGATCGGCTTTCCACTGGCCTAAATTGAACTGAGGACGTGCTCCTGTTGGCGGACTGGGCAACCTCACCTGCCCACTCATCAACTGCTGACGCTTCTCGATGGCGTCCACTACACCTTGCATCGCAGTCTCAGCAGCTTCAGCCTGCTGATTCAACACTGCCGCCTGCTCAGAGTCACCTTTACCGTAGAGAATCGCCGCCTGTGTTCTCAACCGTTGTGCTTCGGACTTGTACTCACTGACCTTGGCCCAGCCACCTTTGACTTGCGGGTCATCATTGAGTTTCTTCTGTACAGCTAAAGACAACCGTTGTGCTGACTGCTGTAGGCGAGTCCTGGTAGCGGCGATGTTACTATTGATCTGCTCAATTCGTTTCTTCTGTACCTCGATGGATTCCTTGTCCTTTTGCTCCTTGACTTGAAGCTCACCTTCCAACTGCGCTGCCGCCAGCCGTCTAACTTCAGGGTCAGTGGACTCTCTTCCCAATGATGTAGCCAGCATCATCGAACGCTCGTTGACTTTCTTCTCAGCTTCCTCTTTTGACTTCAACTTGAAGCGTTCTTGAAGGCGTTGGTTAACGGCATCGTTCTGCTTTCGCCACTGTTCCTGCTTGAAGTTTTCCTTCTCGCGCTCAATAGTCATCTGTCGCGTCAGTATGTTGGACGCTTTACGATCATCCTTTTCAATATCCATCTCCCCAAAAGTCTTCTCAGAAGCAAACTGTGGTGGCGCAGGCAGTGACACAGTACGGCCACGAACCTGATCGGCTCCAACTCCACCGGGAGCCGCCGTCTCAGTCGGTTGCTGGACGTTTAAACGCGGTCGCTCGTTCGCTCCCTTCAGAATCCCAGACGCCTGCGGATTGTACGGCTGATTTCCGCCAAACAGTCCTTTCAACTTCTCCTTGATGTCCTGATGACCCTTGGGCTTGAGAATATCGAGCGCCTTCTCCATAGCGAACTGGCGCTGAGATGGAGTGTGAGTAGCAATCCAATCGGGGTCTTTGATGGAGTTCATCACCATCTCGTAGTCAATCTGTTTACGTTCGAAGTCCTCCTTCTGGCTCTTGTCGTGCTCAGACTTGAAGGTATCGAACAGTGAGGATAGTAACCCCACTGTGAAGGCTTGACCGCCGCTGACTCCACCGAATTGGTTAGCCACCGTGTCCTCCCTCATGTAACCAACTGGAGTAGAAATCAGGGGCGGGACTGCCTTGATTGATAAGTGACGAAATCAATGCGGGGTCCAATCCCACATTCGGGTCTATCGATGGCAAGCCAATCGAAGGCGTTGGCGTATTTGGCCCACCACCCTTACTTCCACTGAGAATCGTCGCCAGAAGCGGCCCCAGTGACGCTCCCAGCCCACCCATCGCTCCGGCTGATTGGGACGCTTGGGACGCCTGTATGCCGCGAATGATGCCGTTGTAGTCCAGTATCTCCTTGGAAACATCTCCGGCGACTCCCGCCCCGGCTTGTTCGCTACCCAGCCCCAAGTTCATTAGCCCCTGAGCGATGCCGGTGAGCTTGTCAGCCGCCGCCGGTCGCTGCTGAAAAAACAAGTTGCTGATGGCTGATTGCTTACCTGCTTCCAGGTCAGGTTGCAGTGAACTCCCCCGGCCAGTTATCCCAGCCATGTTCAGCGGCGCCTTGAACTGAGCGTTGATGGCTGCGATCTCTGGAGCGAGTGACTCCATGAGAGCAGTGCGGTCTCCACCGAGAATGTTTTGTAGAAAATGCAGCGGCTGGTTCAGTACGTCCTTACCCTGCCCCAGAAAGTCCGCTCCCTGATGCTGGAAGGTGTCAGCCAGTCCTTTCTGAGTGTTGATGCTGGAAAGGAGAGCGTTGTGATCTAACCCAGCGGGAAGCAGCGGGGATTTGTTGCTGCCGTGTTTGCTGATGAGAGACGACCCAATAGCGCCGCCAGCACCGATAGCAGATGTGATCAGGGGTATGGCGAGTGCTGCTGGCATTAGGTTAATTCCTTGACGTAGACAGTTACTGGAACACGCTTGTAGCCGATTCGCTCCATGTAAGTAGCAACGTCTGGTGTCGTTTCTGAAACTAGAGCTATTGCACTGGGCTTGTCAAGAGACTTATACAACTCTTCCACTTTCTGTATCAACCGGAACGCCAGTGAGCTTCCCCGTTTCTCCTCAATTACGGTCGTCCCCTCAATGCAAGGGAGATTCAAAATCGCCGACTGTCCAACTACTCTTTCATCTTCTACAGCAACAATAGCGAATGTATCCCACGGCCAATCAGTCTTGCCGCTGATGTCTACAAGATTGAGTTCGATACCTGTGATGAGTTTGTATTCGATCATGCGATCAGTCCATGCGCCCGCGCCCGTGCCAGCCAAGTATTGAATTGAGCTACAATGTCTCCGGCCCCCGTTGCATCGGCCACTGCCGCCCCTTGCGCTCCAACAACTGTAGTACCGCTGACTTTGTACCCACCAACTCCAACGTTGACCGTTGTGAACGTCGGGGTCAGCGACAATGATACACCAACATTAGGAGTAGTGGTAGGACTTGTTATCGTAGTAGTGATGTTGCTGTCACCAGAGCCTGTGACACTCGTGACCGTCCCAGTCCCCGGACTCACGGGTAATGAGGACAACTGCGGATCACTTCCGGTCAACCCCAACACAGGCTGCCCCAAGATGTCCAGCAGTCCCAGGTCAGTTAGCTGCTGTTTGGTTACTGCCGGTACTTGGGCCTGTTGCTGTTCAAGTTGGTGAAGACGCTTGAATACCTCCAACAGGCGCTTAAACAGTTGGGGGTCAATCTTCCCGCCACCTAACTCGAACGGGAACTCTCCGCTAGTGATTGATTTTCCATCCATAGGTGCCGGTGTCGTCGTTGGCGCTGCATAGAATGTCGAAGTGTCCTCCAACTCCTGCAACAACGTTAGCTACGGAACATATACGCGCCGTGCCCCCAGCGGCGATCTTGTAGATGTTAATGTTGTTGTCAGTCACTTCGTCGGTGGAGACCGTAACAGTTCCGGCAATCAGTACCGCCGTTCCCTGCGTTACTCCAGTTGAAACCCGATTGCCGCTGAAAGTTGAAGTAGCTGAAGCGTTGTAGTACAGAGTGTTTCCAGGGAGATAGTTGTTTAGAATTTGATTACGCAGTCCATTCGTTGCATAGACACCAACTGCACAACCCGTGGCAAAATTTTCTGTAACATTTGATGCTGTGGCTGGGCCGTCCAAGCTCACCCCACGAGTTCCCGTCGTACTCGAACAGATTGTCGTGTTGTTGTTGATTTGATGGTTCAGTCCATAGATCGCAACCCCTTTGTGGTTGGCCGATATTCCATTGACTACGTTGTAATCAATCGTCACGTACATTGAATTGACAGCATCAAGAATCAAGATGCCATCGTTCCCAGCAGCATCAATAACGTTGTGATCGACGGTTCCCTTAGACGCCGCGTTCAACACGATCCCGTAACTAACGGAACTGTAGATATCGTTATGGTGAATTGCAAAGCGGACAATGGGTGAGACAACGGGAACGTAGATACCCACTCCGCCGCAGCGATCCAGTTTATTATTGCTCAGTATTATGTCCGTTGGTGGAGGAGTGCCAGCTACTCGAATGCAATCTCCGGCGGAAGTTCTGATGGAAACGTCTGTAACGGAATTAAACCCACCGCCAGAAATCCAGATGCCTTGCTGATCAGAATCTATAATTGCGCCACCTACAACGCTGGCGTATGTCACATCATTCAGGGCCATTCCCGACAACGGCAGCGACCCCCCGCTTTGTTGCTGAGCGACATCTTGAAGGATGTTGCCGTGGACTACCGCCCGAACAACGGTTGCGAGGTAGAGTCCGAACCCCGCCGTGTTGATTATCGTATTGTCATTGACTCTGACGTTAGTTACCGTGCCCGCCGCTCCATAACTCGCAATGCCATAACCGCTCGAAGTGTGGTTGGTTCCCAGTTTGTTGTTTTGATTGACGTAGTTGCCGCTTATCTCAGAGTCAGTGACATCAAACGCGACGATTGAGAACGCAGTAGAGGAATCGTGAATTCGGTTTCGCAGGAAGTGAATTCTCTCGGCAGTGGGAGCGTAGTTCAGCAAGTCGAACGATGAGTTGTAAACGTCTGAACCAGACGCGACAAATCCGTTCCCTGAAATATCGCAGTCAGTGACCCAAATATCTGAGGACTGGGCTGTGCCAATACCTGCGATCAGATTCGAGTCAGGTGGGTTATAAATCGCTCCACTTTCCCAAACATTATGTACGCGAACATCGTTGCTAGAGATGATGTAGATTCCCCGCGACAGGGTTGGAGTGCTCGTCGATCCCGTCACTCGCAGGTTGGAAATCTCAACGTGGCTCACGCTGTTTATGTTTATCCCGGTATGAAGAGTTCCACCTGCGGCCTGAAAGAACAGTTCGCTTTGGTAGCCCTCTCCGGTCAGGACTACGTTGCTGGAGAGGATATCCAGCCGAATCGAACTGAGATAGGTAGTTGAAGCTAATTTGACTCTTCCGCCATTCGGAGCGGTTGGAGGCGGCGACGTGAGACTCTTTCCCGTAGAAGCCTTAAGCCATCGCGTTTCAGGTCGAGCAGACTTTCCAAGTTGCGGCAAAGACGTGCTTGCCTCAACCACACCTGCCGTAATCAGCAGAAGGAAAATGATCGCAAATGTTCTCCAGATTCGTTGCATCCGATACCTCCAATTATGGAACTGTCAATGTTCCCGCTGCTGTTATCGCCGCCTGAAGTGCCGTACCCATATCCGTAGTTTTTGGCGTTGTGTTGGTCTTCCACCATTCAGGATAGATTTCTTGCAGAGTTACGTTCCCAGCAAAGCTGATCGTCCCCAACCCCGCCGTTGCGTTAGTGAACCTCTGCCATCGTCCACCGATTTGCGGCCCGGTGAGTGTTATGGTCTGCCCTGTAATCGGCTTCAGTAGTCCACCATTGTCGATTTGAAGGCCCGCTGAGAGTGTTTGGGTGTTGGACGCACAGGTGGTGCCGCTGGGGATTTCAACAGTTCCCCCTAATGCACTCAGAGCCGCGAGTAATGCCGTATCAGCGGTGCCCCCGCATAATGCCAGAGATACCCCTGTCGTACCTGGGGCCGTGTAGCCTGAACGGGTGAAGGGAGTGATGCTGACGCCGTTAGAGATGCCGCTGACTCGTACATCAAAAGCTGCTCCGGGGATAATGAAGAAGTCATAGATAGCTGCTGAGTCAGCAGTGAAAGGATTGGCCTTAACTGTACCTGTAGATGTAGAGAAGATCGAAGCAGGTGTCGTAGTACCTGCGTTGTAAACAGTAATCGTACTGAGAGGATACGTGATTGAAGCAGAGTTAGTGCTGGAGACGCCGCTCACCGTGACTTTCGCTGAGTGCTCTGCCTGCCCCAATACCTTCACATACTGAGCTTGAGCAGCAACACAAAGCGCCAGTAAGATGAATCCACAAAACAACAGTCGTCGCATCATTTGTGATCCACCTTTGCTTTCAGTGCATCAATCTGTTTGGCCTGATCCGCGACGACGGCCTTTAGTCCCTGAATCTCTTTCACGGTCAGCGCGAGGATTGCATTCTGATCGAGCGACCGGGGGCGTCCCTTTTCATCGTAGCCGTCTGCGAGGCGTGAATCGACTTCGGCAACTTCTTCAGCGATGAATCCCCAACGCTGGCGATCGGGATGATCGATGTAACGGAACTCAACCGGCCGCAATTTGTCGAACGCTTTCGTGTCATCCAAAGGTGTGTAATCCGGCATCTTGAACAACAACGACGACACCGTACAGGTCAGCGCATTGTTCTTCGTCATCTCAAAGGTCGAGGTGTTGTAGCACAGTGAGCCGGGAGTGCCAGCGGCGTTGGTAACTCCGGTTGTCAGCGTGATCGTTCCCGCCGTTCCTCCGGTCATGAATATGGCGTTGTTCGCCATGAGTGCCAAAGGCTGAGCGTTTCTCGAATTGACGTAGGCATTCGTACCGTCACTTCCGATGTAAACAACAGGAGCAGATCCTACGCTATCTCCAAACGATGCATACGCCGCAGTTCCAGTAACTTGAACGTCGAACACATGGGAGGGAGTGCGGCCAATTCCAACACGGGAGTTGCTCGTATCGAAAGTCATTACCGCCGTCGCCGCGTCAGCTTTAGTAAACAGCATCGCCGTAGTTGAATCCGCAGACGGCGCGTGGATAGGTGACACGACTTTCGTATTGGCGGTCATGGTCGTGAAGGTTCCTGCCAACGGAGTGGACGTGCCGATGATGATGTTATTGAGTTGCTGTCCGCCGCCCGCAATAGTCCCACCCAAAGTGAACGCCGGAATAGTGCCGGCAGACGACGGTGAACCCAGCGCCCCGCCGTTGACCACGAATGCCCCTGCGGAGCCTGTATTGACCGCCAAGGCGGCTAGAACACCCGTACCAGCACCAGAGAGACCTGTAGAGACGGGTAAGCCCGTGGCGTTGGTCAAAACGAAGCCAGTAGGCGTAGCGCCATCAAACAGAGCCGCGCCAGTTCCCAATTCGTCGGTTAATGCGGCCCTCAGGTTTGCACTAGTGTCGCTCAATCCATAGCCAGCAAACGTGGTCGGATTAGTACCAGCGGTCTCACGCCCTTGCGCATCGAAAGTGACTGAGCGATAAGTACCCGCAGTGCCGGTGTTCTTTAACGTGGCTGCTGCGCCACTTGTGGTCACGTCGCCTGTGAGTGGGCCGATTTGTCCATTCGTGATCCCATAACCAGCGAGAGTCGTAGGCGTAGCCGTGATGGCCGAGAACGGCGGCGCGATTGTCGCGCTCGTTACTGTAGTCAACCTGCCTTTGGCGTCGTAAGTAATAACTGGAGTGACCGTGACTGATCCGATTGGGCCACCAGCGGCAATCGTTGAGGCGAGAGTCAGTGCGCCGGTGTTAGCTAACGCCGCGTCGCCACTCAAAGCTACATCAGTAGCGACGTTGGAAGAGTTGCCGACGAAGATATGAGTGTTGGTCAGGGCGTTGGAGAGAGGAGCAGCGGCACCAGTTCCAGCACAGTTCCATTGACTGCCTACGCGGAAGGCGAACGCTCCCGTACCGCCGGTCGTACAAGGGTTGACTGCATTGCAATTCGAGCAGTAACGGACTCCACTGGACGGGGGCGTGGCGAGATTAGCGAAGGCAGTAATAGAGAACTGAGTGGCAGTTCCGTTACCTCCACCAGATGAGCCTCCGAATTGCGCGAGTGTGCCTGACGCCAGTAGAAATAACAACGTCAGGATCAGCCAGGTTGTTCTTCGCATACTATTCCTTTTTCTTTAGTAACGGCCCGTGTTGAAACGCCAGTCTCACTGCCACGTAAAGAATAATCCCCACAGGGATGTTGTTGAGGATGATGAACCCAAGGTTCTGCAAGTAAAGTGCAAAGGTCAATGTCGTTTCTCCTATGCAACCCAGACGGTACGAATTACTCCGTCTCCAGTTGTTCCGT